GTGTAAATCAATTTTTTTATAGACAGGTAGTTTATATTTTTCTTTGTTTCTAAACTCTAAATTAATTTCTTTTATCTCATTATTTTTTGCACCCTCCAATCTTATCATTGCGTATTTTCCTTTTTTCTTAAGTGGTTTATATCTAATATCTAAACAACCTTTGTAATATGGATTGAACGAAATATGTTCAATTTCTTTAAGAAAATTAAATCTATCTGGAATTATAACATTTCTAATTTTTTCACCTATATCAGGAACATAAATTGTAAATGTAAAAGTAGAATTATCGTATTTTAAATCCTTAATATATACTTCTTTCCCATTTACAATAAGTTTATCTCCAATTCTCAATAAATCTTTTTTTGTATCTACAAATTGAAATGAATAACTAGTTGAATTTAAAATTGTATTTGAGTCTAAAACTATATTTTCATAGATACATCTGTCAGAAGAAGTTTCTAATAATAAATAAGCTCTTGTAGGGGCTTTATATGCTTTCAAAGGAGGTAATGTTAAACCAAAATTAGAAATGTCTCCCAAATATATGTTGTATTTTCCTTCTGAAGAACCTTCTGACTTAATTTTTTCATTATAAAGAATTTGTATTTCTTCTTCTGTTAATGGACGACTAAATATACGAACTTGATCTATTAATCCTTCAAATAGGGCGTCTTGATACCATGAAGATTTGCCAAATGCATTTATAGGAGAATTAGGAGAAGTAGAACTTCTAGATATAGAAAAATTCATTGATTTATTATTTATATATAAATAATATTTATCATTATTAGCATCATAGGAAATAACGATATGATATAATTTTCCAAGTTGAAGAAAATTATTCAATTTAATACAATTATAGTTTTTTCCATCTGGGAAATGTTCTATTACTAAATTATTTGAAGTGCTTTCATTTGTGATTAAAATATATGCTTTAAAATCTAAAACCCTACTCCAATAATTAAACTTATTCCATCTACACCAACAACTAATTGTCCAGCTTTTACCAGTTGTAAAATATTGATGTATATCTCCAGCTATTTCTATATAACTATTACCGTCAAATTTCGCAGCCTTACCAAATCTACCTACATCATATTGTTCATTACCATGCCAAGTTCCATTATACTTACCGGATAAGTCATTTGCATTGCCATCAAAAGGATAACAAGCTATACAAGAATTATCACCAAAAATGTCTAGTGTTTGGGTTGTGTCTTGAGGTTCGGAAGCAGATAAAGTAATTACATTCACATTTTTAATACAACCTCTTTTAAAACCATCTTTTCTATTATAAAGGATTATTTCTTCTCCTTTTTTAATTTCATCAGTTGTAGCTAAAACTGTATTTGTTGTTTTGTAAAGTGTAGAGAGAGAAGGTTTTTTACTTAAGACTTGTTCATTATATATTTTTTGTATTTCTTCTTCTGTTAATGGACGACTAAATATACGAACTTGATCTATTAATCCTGTATAAAATTCATCATATCTTTTATAATCATTTACATATAAAGTTCCAAAACTAAGTTCATCAACACCTCTAGAATAAACATCACTTGTATCTACATTAATATTATTCAATAACTTAGATGTATCAAAAACTTTAATATTTGCTATATTTCCTTGCTTTGAAAGAACTACAAAATACCATTGATTTAAATTAACTTTTTCTAATATAGTTGTTATATGATCATAATCACTATCACTTTCAAACCAATATTTTAATTGCTCTCCATCTAAATAAATAGAATATAACCTTTCATCAGCATAAGAACTTCTATTAGTAAGACTAAAAATTCTATGCAATCCTGAAGAAGTATTTTGGGTTTTAAACCAAAAAGTTATAGAAAAATCTGATTTTAAATTTTTAATTGGGGATGGGGAAACAATGATATAACTACTACCATCAAACTTGGCAGCCTTACCGAATTTACCTGTATCATATTGTTCATTACCGTGCCAAGTTCCATTATACTTGCCGGATAAATCGTTTGCATTGCCATCAAAGGTATAACAAGCTATGCAACTTCCATCACCAAATATATCTAGTGTTTGAGTTGTGTCTATAACTTGATTGGAAGAAAAATCACTAGATTTGAGTATATTAATTTCTTTTAGTTTCTCAGTTAAAGTTAATTGACATTCAGTAGCTTCAAAATCTGATGTTATAACATCTGACACCCACAGTGAAGCATCTTTAATACAAAAAGCATTTATAGGTTCAAAATTGGAGTCAATTTCATTAATACTCCACTTAGATATTTTTTCATTATTTTCAATTATTTGTGAAACAATGTTGTAAGATTGCCCATTTGAGTCTGATAACACGAGATTTTTATAAGGGCTTAATCTATTGATGTCATCAGAATTCATAGGATATGTAAATATAATCTTATCTTTTATATAAGGAACAAACACACTAATAGTTTTTTCAATTTTTTCATTATAAAGTATTTGTATTTCTTCTTCTGTTAAAGCACGGTTGAAAATACGGACTTGATCTATTAATCCTGAATATTTTTGAGTATGACAAGAGTTGCTTGAAGAACAAGTGCAATACCAATTTCCTATTCTTACTCTATCCAGTCTATCTCCAAATAATTTTTTATCCCAACTTCCTAGCTTTTTTCCATTTAAATAAATAGCTTCAGAGGTTAAAACTATATGATACCATTTATTTGCCTCTATAATTTTATCCATACTCCATCTAATTCCTTTTCCACAAGGAGAGTCGGCGACATTTACTCCAAGTCCATATGGAGGATATTCATTTAATAAAATTATACTATTTCCACAACAACCACAACTTCCGCATTGTGCAAATTGAATTATTGTTCCACTTTTATATGAACGAGTTTGTGTCATACTTGTCGCTGGTTTTATCCAAACAGAAATTGAGAATTCTGAATTTTTAAGTTCATTCAAAATTTTAACAGGGATTTCAATATATTGAGAATAATCTTTCTCAATGAATTTACTTGCTTTTCCAAACTTCCCTGTATCATATTGCTCATTACTATGCCAAATTCCATTATACTTACCGGATAAGTCATTTGCATTGCCGTCAAAGGTATAACAAGCTATACAAGAGCCGTCCTTAAATATATCTAGTGTTTGAGTTGTGTCTATAACTTGTATTTGAGGTGCTGTAATATTTATATCTTTTACATATGCATCATAAATTTTTATTTCGTTTTTAAAATATTTTGCAACATAAATCCAATCTACTTGTAATGCATCATTATCAGTTCCATAATCGTCTCCATCTCCTATCTTGAGTTTATCAAATATTTTATCATGATACGAACCTGTTTTAGTTAAAGTTTCATTTCTAAATTTTGTTATAGTTTTATTATTCAATGTAATAAACTCAAAATATTCCCAATTAGTAGAGCCTCCTATATATTGACTTCCTTCTTTATAACTACCGTCAAAATAAACCCTGTGATGTTCATAACCATCGCTCCAACCAACCCAACCACCATATCCTTTTAATGTTCTAAAATCTGGAACTCTTATATATGTGTTTATTTGTCTAAATTTTATTTTAGTAATTGTATTATCTAATCTAACTTCATTTTTTGTATATATATAAGTATCCCAACCTCTATATCCTATATGATGTATTGTTAAAATTGAATTTCTTACATAAGTAGAAACATGTCCACTAAGTTGCCATTTACTTGTATCTAAACTTGCTCCATCAAAATCATCAAAAAATTCAAATACAGCATTTCCATCAGGAGAATTAACTTTATCTTTGAAAAAATATAAATATACATAATTATTATTGCCACTTAATATCTTAGGGTGTTTTATCCAGATTTTTGCTTTTCTGTTTGCTGTATCTATCTCCTCAATCCAATAAGGAAGCTCCTTGCCAGTATTAGGATCTACAAATTTTACATTTGAACAATTAGTATCTAATATATTAGTCCAGAAATAATCAAATTTTGAGTCATTTGTTATATTTAAACAAACTTGTATATCATTATAAGATTGAGAATTAGGATTGTCTAATTGTATAATAAAGGCTGGTTTTGTTTCTGTTTTAGCTTCAAGAAGATTTATCCATTCACCTTTAGAAGCTTTCATTATGTTCCTCCCCAAGTTTTGTCATTTAGGCTCTGAATTTAAAATTTTCTTGCCATTATAATAATATTCAAATTGCAATAATGGAGATTTTAAAAACAATCTTGGAGAAACTTCAGAAGGATATGTATTAATAAGAAGATTAATATCAGATTTTTGACATAAATAAAATGCTAATTCACTGCAAAAAAATCTATTTGAATTTTCAATATCCTTGCTTCTTAATGGAAATCCTAAAATACCTAGCCAATCATATTTTGGATTTTTATCAATTATTTTCTTAAGTTCTTCATTAAATTTGTTGTATTTTTTATCATCAACATTTACAGAATAAACTGCAAAATGGGTTCCTAAAGTATGTGTTTTATAAAAGTATCCTATTCTTAATCCGTCCCACCACATTTCAGCAACTAAAGGATTGCATTTATTTTGTAAATCTAAAACTATAGCTATATGAGTATAAGGAAATCCAAATTGCCACCATCTTATAATTCTTGATGTTAAAGATATACCTTTGCTAGCTAAAAAATAAAGTTTTGCCATTCTCAACCTCTACATCTAATTTATTAAAAAATCTTCTAAATTAGCTTGTTGAATTAATTTCATTACCTTTTCTTCAATTATAGCATCAAAAGTGAAGAATTTTAATTTAAACGGTTTTTTGTATAAATTCCAAATAAGTTTTATGTAATTTAATTTTAATCTAACAACTCTGGGAAGGATATATATAATATTTTCTCCTCGTTCAAATGAGTCTATTGATAAGACTTCTGCAATAGATGTCTCTAAATTGATAAGTAAATATCTTCCTATTTCAAATATATTTTCCTCAATTGCATTGTTTAAAGAAAACTTGCGTAAATTTTGACAAAACTCTTGAAATACTTGTTCATGTGCTTTTAAAAACAATTGCCCTAATTTAAATTGTTCTAATCTTTTTGTATATGTATTTTTAATTTCTATAGCTAAAGATATTAGAACATCAGGATAAAACTGACACTTAATATTCTTACATATTAAATTTTTATGAAACAAAGTAATTTCTTTAAACCACAATTGCCATAAAGAAAAGTTTTCATCAATAATACTAAATGCTTCAATGGAGAATTTTGTTGAACTATATTTCATTTCAATTAAAATAGAATACAACAACTGATTAATTTGTTCTTCTACTTGACTTGCTCTGACTGTAATTTCAGATACCTTCAGTATCTTATTAGAGTCTATAATATTAAATAATTCCGTTGGGTATGATTTTAAATGTGCTGTTATTTTATCTACAAAACAATCAGAAGAACATTTTGAATTACAACCAATCATAAGCCTTTACCCCTTAATTTTTCAAGAATTATTTTTAAATCTATTTCAATTCTTCTTAAAGTTTCAGAGGTTGCAATGCCTCTCTTTTCTGCTTCTTTTATTAAGAAATAAATTTCTTCCAACTTCTTTTTAGTTTCATCTTCTCCTTTAGCTTTTCCATTACTATTTTTTGTTAATAATTCAAAAATTTTAATAGAGAATTTCCCTGTCCAAAAGATCCCAAATACTAAACCTGTTCCAAATACAAAAAAGTAGATTATAGAAAGATATGGGTGTTTATCTACTACTTTTACAATTATCTCATCTAAAGGCATTTAATATAACCTCAAATTTAGTATAACCACAAAACATCTTGCGGGTGATTACTTGAAATACCTAAATGTATAAAATTTTTAGCAATACCTATTCTTCTAAATCCTATATTATAGGAAAATATTAGCTCAATTATTTTATATCTGTCTTTTGAATTATCAATATAAATATCAACAGCTTTTCCTAATAAATGTTCTGAATTGGGTTTGCCGCCAACCTCTTTATTATGTTTAGGACAACGATATGCAGAAGTAATTTTTATAGGTTTTTTATACAAATGTCTCAAATCTTCTAATTTTAAAATTAATTCTGTATCTATTTTAACCTTGCCACAACAAGGACAAATAAACTCACTTGCTTTAAAATATTGTATTCCATAATCATTTATCCATTTTTCTAATTCTGTTTTGCTTGTTAGTATCATTTTGCAACTCCTTAAATTTTTTAATTTGTTTTTCATAGCACTCAATTGTGTTTTCTAATAATTCAGAGTAAGTTTTTAACTCTATAATATTGTTAATTAAAATACTTAAATTTTTTGAACTTGTTAAACCTAAATTTGGATCAAGTTTTTTGAACTTTGGTTTTGGTGGTTTAACACAATAAGAAGGAGTTATATAAATTACCTTCTCTTTTACTGTAGGCTGATAAAAGCAAGAATTAATTATCATTGAAAATAGAATTAAGATAATTAATAACTTTCTTTTGCTCATCATAGGAAATCCTAGCTTTATTTCTTGGAATAATTTTTTTAACTTCCTCTTGTTGTTGTTTAGATTTCTGCATGATTGCATCAATTTTCTTTTGTTGTTCTTTAAATATTAATAACTTCTGATTTAATTCCTCGCTTCTTTGTTTTAAAACTTTATAATTATTATACAAAATTTCATATTTATGCTCTAAGTTTTTGTAATTTTGTTCTAAATAATTTAATTTAAACTTATAAAAATATATAACTCCAAGAATGGTTAAAAAAATTGTTATATACAAATATAGATTTTTGAATTTTAAAATATTACTTATTATTATCCACATTACTAACTCCTTTTGATTTTTGCTCAACATATTTCTCTAAAATGGGAAGAGGTTTTTTAAATAAATTATAGGAAAGTAAAGAAACATAAATAAATACGATATTGGAAGGAACATCGTTTCCTGATTTAATATACATATATAATATTGCAAAAGTAAAAAGCCAAGTCAATGTTCTTCCTATAGATACATTTCTTCCATCATCACTAATTAGTGTCTTAAAATTCAACATTTTTACCCTTAAATCTTATAATAATTATTTCCATCATAAATCACTCTTATAAAATCGTATTGATTATTTAAAGTGCAGGACAAACTACCATCTATATATGTATTACTGTCTATAACTATATTTACTGCATTTGAAGAATTGTCAATTTTTTTAATAACAAATTGTTTTCCTATTAATGCAGATTTAGGTAAAGTTATAGTTATTTCAGATGTGGAAGCATCAACTAATACACAAAAATCATTTTCAGTTAAAGTATAGTCAGAATTTATTTTTATCAGTCCATCATTGGAAAGAGCATCAAAATCAATTTTTCCATCATTATTAGTATCATATGTATTTTTATCTAGTAAATCTGAGGCGTGCATTCCATCTAATGTATCCGCGTTTCCAGATGTAGATGCAAAATCTGCTTTTTCTACAACTCCATCATTATCAGTATCATAAGTAGATATATTCATTTTGTTAGAAAGTTCATCTTTTATTTTATCTGCAGTCCATAATACTCCAGTGTCTAAAGCATCATCAACATCATATCCATCAACTTTATCTGCGTCTAATCCAGAGCTCTTCCCTTGTGGAGTTATGTCTAAAGGAGAGTGAGTATGGTTAGAACTAGCAATCCCATCTACAGCACCTTTAATCATTTTGCCCTCTTATTCATGGACTACAACTAAATTACTGATAAATATAGGTTCATTAGTTATATTTTCAATTTTCACATATATTTTTTTATTTCCTGAACTATTATTTATTATAGACTCTTGATTATAAGAAATCCAATTAGATTTATCATAAGAATAATATAATTTAACCGTATTTACATTAGGAACTACACCAATTGCAAATTTTGATGGAGCTGAACCATCAGGATTTGAAATATCAACAGTAAATATTACTGAAGATTTTGGGTATATAACAACAGTATTATTAGATACATATCCATCTGAGTCTGAAGGTTCTGCAATACTATAATATTTTAATCCAGTAGAATTAAATAAAGAAATTACATATGATTTTGCGTTATTAATACTTAATGCATTGATACTGCTTACATTTGCGTGTAATAACTCAAACGGAGATAAAAATTCTGTTAAATCTATATCATATACATAAGGTTCATAAACATCATCATATAATTTTTCATCTTCTATTATTGCTGAAATTTGCAATTTTCCATCAATTGTAGGTTTAATAGAAGTGCATCTAAACCATTGTTCTTCAATTCCCCAAGCCTTATTAGTTAATTTGAATGCTTGTCCTAATTGTAAATCTATATATTTATGAGAAGTTATGAAAGATACTGTAATACCTAATCTACTTCTTTCAAGGAAATAGGTTCCTAGTAATTTAGCTTGAGGATAATCACAACCATAAAGAGATAATGTAGTTCTATTAGGTTGTTTATCTGTTTTAGGATTTTCAGGTATTTTTATTTTATTTACTTTATAATTAAGAGCTGGATCTATAAAAGAAACTTCCACTTGATCATACATTGTGGTTATGTCAGGATAATTAACTGTAAATGAAGGATTACCCTCTTCTATTTCTATAACATCAGGATAAGTTAATCCTTTCTGAATTTCCACAGGTAAATCTTTAAAAATAATACCAAACACTCCAAAATAATAAACCATTTCTCCTCTAAAATGATTTAAAATTCTTTTGATAATATCTATTACTTTACCTGATTTTATTATACCTTCAAATTTAAAACCTTTCTGCTCACAATAGTCATAACACAATTTCCAACTACCATCAATTGCGATACCATTATTATCTAAGATTAAATCTAGCCTATCTACAGATAATCCTAATCCATATGTAGGATTAGTCATATAATCATATAAAACTTCAACTGGATTTTTTAAAGTATGAACTTTTTTATTAAAAGGAGTTGATGCTTGCTTACCATCTATAATAACTGTTATAGTTGGTATATTTGTCCAAACTTTGCTATCATAAGTTAATTTAACTAATAATAATCCAACATGTCTTTCTCTTAACATATTAAAAGCTTTTTCGTATTTATCACTTCCACTATAAGTTTCTACCATAAATCCATTATCAACAAATTCTTTAAATAAGTTGTCATTGCAATCAATAAGTATCCAATTATCTTCAAATGTTTTATTAACATTCTTATCTAATTTATATAAATTTTCACCATCAAAATAGATTATATCTAATTTATCTAGATACTTTTTTTTACATACATTCCAAGTATTTCCGTTATCTGTAGAATATGAAGTAATTATAACATTATTAAAATGCATGTTATTTTTACCTAATAAATCAACTATATACACTTTAAGATATAAATCCCCGTGATCATCTTTAAAAAATTCAGCATATACTTTTATATTTACTACACGAACAGTATGAGCTAGAAAAAACCAACCTTCATTTTCATCATAAACATAACTACCAATTTCCTTTGATTGTCCTAATTTTATAACAGCATTATTTACCTCAAAATCTTTTACTCCACCTAACTTACAAGTAACTTTAACTGCATTTATATCACTTGAAATTATTTTATATACCCATTCATTATTGCTTTTTTTAACTAAAATTGCAGGAGTAATAGGTTTATCATCAATTAAAATATTGTGAATTTTTCCTAATCTTCCTTCTCCTAAAGTCATTGCTCTATATAAATATTTATTCTTTTCCCCGGCCGTCTTTTGAAAAACTACATTTCCACCTACCCTAACTGTTCCATATAAAAGAGGAATAGGGTTATTTACATTTGCTAATGTATTCAATAAATGCCCATTATTTTCAATATCATTATCCATATTTTGGGCACTATCTTCTAAATACTTACCTTCACAATAACCAACAAGCATTAAACCAAGTCCAATAACTGCAGCTACAACTGTAGCTCCAACTGCTAATGCAACTAAGGCTGCGACTTCTAATCCTATCTTTACTATTTTACCTACTGTAGAACTAAAAAATTTACCAATTGAATGTGTTATTTTACTAAACCAACCCATAACTAACTTCTACCCCACTTCATAAGTGTAGTATTATTTAAATCTTTTTGATTAGGAAATAAATCATATGTGTGAATTCTTAATGTCCTATTATTCCAAAATAACAAATCATGTTTTATAGTTATCCTTGCTTCTTTTTCATTTATTTCAACAGAAGAGATTTTTCCAGAGAAAAATTCCAAAGTTGCAATTGCATTACCAAATTCATTTAATATAGCCAACTTTACTTTTACATTATTTCCTCTTTGATCCTTATTTAAAAAAATCCCTACCTGTTGTAATTTAGTATTATCCAATTTTACTGTTAAATTATCTATAGACAAATCAGAACCATAACTAAAATTTTCTATATCAAATGCAAAAGGTTGATAAACCACATTTGTATTTATATCAACTACAGGAATATCATAAGAAGTATAATAAACCGTTTTCTTAGAATTATCTGTATTTGTTATTTCCATTTCTAAAAGAAAACATATATCAGCAACAATTTTTTTAAATTGTTCATATATCTCTTCTGAAATCATATTCTAACCCCATAAATCATTATAAGTATATTTATCAAATTTACTATCTTTTGTAGTAATGTGTTTTTCAAATTCTTTTAAATACATTTTCAAAAGAAAATTATCTTCACCAGAAGAAAATACAACAACATCTTTGGCAAAATGTGCTATATACCTTATACGCCCATAAATATACATTTTATTATATCCAAGCAGATATATAACATTGTTAAGCTCATCTAAAACAAATGGAACTGTGTATCCAATAGGGTATAAAAATTTACCTAAAAACTCTTCATCTGTAATTTTGTTAATTAAAAGAAAATTTAAAATATTAATGTTTGAATAAACATCAAGGTTATTCAAATTAGCCTTAGAATTTATTTTTATTTTGGAACAATTGCCATTATGAGCAAAAAATATAACATCGTTTGTAATACAAAGTGCATATAAAATCTCTTCTATTTTTGTATTTGCAACTTTTAAAATTGTCTTTTTAAGATGAATTCTCTTTGTTTCTTTAAATGAAGAAGTTTCTACAGAAATTGCTAAAAATCTTTCATCTTCTTGATTTATTTTAATTTTAATATCTGAATTACTTATAGTTAGATAATTTACATTGCCAGATGAAAATAATTGCTCCACAAACAATGTGAATGGAGGATTGATTGTATTAGAGTCAGTAAAAACTATTTCTCTATCCCAACCTATAAATTTAATTGTATCATTTACATATAAATTACTAACTTCGTTTTTCTCATCATTTACAATAATAAAATCTGGTTCATTTATATACCCAAAAGCATCGTATATAGTATAAGTGTATTTATTTTTTGTGATGTAGTAGAACAAGTTATTTTTATTTGCGGAATAAAATTGTAAAAGTTTGTCCTTATGATCTTTAGATAAATTATTAAACCCGAGTTCTATATATGCTATATTTTGTATTATTTTTCTATTTTCTTCAGTAGGATTTATATCAGTAGGAAAGTATTGCATTTAAATATCTCCTATTGGAATTTAGGAAATAATGGAAAATCTGCTTCTGTTATATTTACAGATTTCAACTCATCTAAAGTAGATATATTTAATATTTGTTCTTTTAACTTTCTATATTTATCTTTTACTAATTGAACCCAAGCTGTTCTAACACCAACTTTAATTAATTGTTCCCAATAAAATCTTTCACTTTCAGGCAACTTTTGTAAAATCTCATCTAAAAATTTAGTTAAAATAATTGCTGGACAATGTTCAGTTCCTTCTTGAATTTCCTTATAAAAATTATCTAATAATTGATTTGCATACTCACCAACTTTTCTATAAATTTCATCAGTAGTATAATTTGGATTTGCCATTAACAAAGCGGCTCCAAAATACTCTTTATCTGCCAAATCTGATTTTTGCTTTACATCAGAATAATTTTTTAAAATATAATTAGTTGTTAGTATATCTAATTCAATTAATTTTTTATATCTCTCTTCTTCTAAAAGCTCTTCTTCTGTTTTATCTCTCCATATTTTATTTTGTTCGTCCCATATTTTGTTTTCAATATTTATTATCTCATTTTTAAAATAAACAACCTTCCCTTGATTTTCAATTAAAGTTTTCCATACTTCTTCAGATATTAATATAGCATTACAGGGAATGTAATTATTAATTTTAGAGTCATAAAAAGCTTTAGGAAATCCTTTTTCATCTAAAACTACATATTTTGCCATTATATCCCCCTAATACCCAATTGCTATATATCTTATTCTAACATTCTTTGTAATGTGTTGATTTGGATCTGTTGTATCTATGTTATAAGTAAAAGATGAAGTATCTACAGAAACTATACGAACACTAACAGCACCCCAAACATCATTTGGGACATTTACAGGATTTGCAATTACTTGGAAACATTGATTAGGAAAAGCTATGGGAAATGAAACTGAGCCTTCTGCAGTGCTTCCACTTGTATTTGTAAGTGTATCATAAATTCCCCACTGTATAATTAAACCACTAGGTAATTTTTGATAGCCACTTTCAGATAAATTTGCGGAGAAATCAGCAGGAAGTCCTCTAACTAAATCTGCATCTAATCCACTTCCTTGCCCATCAACATCTAAAATCTTTTTTAAAAAATCATTATTAGGCACATTAGATAAATCTTTAGATGCAAGATTTTCTAAAACCGCAGAACCAACAGTAATTTGTATTCCCATTTTATACCTCTTTAATAATTTAATACTTCATTTATTTTTAAATCTCCAATATTAGAATAACCAGCTACTAAATGTTCTAATCCCATAGAATTTTCATCAAACTCACATATTAAACATACATTTGCATTTTTAAAAGAGCAAGTAATTAAATCACCTAAATTCAAAGATGAATTAAACTTAACAACTGCTCTTGGATAGCTATTTATGATTTCATAATCATATACTTCCACACCATTAACATAAATAATTAACTCTTCCCATTTATATAATGGGAGTTCATATTGAATAACAGATGTATCAATTACTTTTGCAACATATTCATTTTTCCAAGAATATTTTGTATGAGATATATAGTAAAAATATCCATCACTTTCTTGAACTTCATTGTAAAAGTTTTGTAATATTTCAACTTCGTTAGGTTTTAGCCAAGAATATGATAAAATAAACTGTCTTTTTCTTCTAAAACTTCGTCTTCTTTTATATGTAAATCCAAAAGAAATCTCACTCTTAAGTATATCATGTATTGTTATACATTTTATTGGAGTATTTGGTAATGGATATTCAGGATATACTAACATCTAATAACCTCTGCAAATTTGTTAATTAAAAATATGATTTTATACTACGACGGATCATTCCGTTATTTTGCATATCTTTAGTAATTGCTTCTCTAACAATTCCAGAAATAGCTCCAGTTCTTCGCTCAAATTCAACAATTGATTGAGCATCTATAGCTTGGATTTGTAAAACTATATTATTATGCACTGGTTGTTGCTGTGGAGCTTTTACAATTGCTGGAATATGTCTTCCATCAGGAAGAGGAACTATTGCTTCGTTGTATTTTCCTTCTCCAACAACACCTATAGTTGGTTCTCTAACAATTCCACCATTTGCAAAAAATTTAATTCCACCTTTAAGCACATTTCCATTTGCACTTGCTACTATAGCTGAGATAGTTTTAGCAACAATCATTTTAGCTATTACTTGAGATAAAATTTGTAATAAAGCATTAGATAAAGCATTTGCATAGTCTTTAAAAGTTCTCAATCTTCCTGTAAATGCATCATATAAAATATTAGCAGTTTGCTGTTCAAAAGCATTAATAGTTTGTAATGCTGTCTGAGCAAATTGTTTTGTCATTTTTATTTGTAAATACATTCTATCTGAATATTTTTTAAATACATCAAAGAAAGCTTGTCCGCCTTTTGTTTGCTCTTGGATTTCTTTAATTTTTCTATCATATTCATCTAACAGTCTTTTAGCTTGCTTAATATCTTTAACATCAAATATTTTCAACTTAGCATATTTACCGTTTTCAGCTTCTTGAATTAATTGTGCTAATGTATTTCTAGCATTTATAAGTTCTTGATAAGATACAGATAACTTTATGCCTTTATTAAAGTTATCTGATAATTCCTTTAATTTCTGCTTTAACTCATCAATCTTATTTCTAAATTCATTTACTAAACTAATTGTAATTCTCCAATTTATAATATTTTGTTTTAAAATATTTAATTGCATTTGCAATTTATTAGATAAGCTTTCCAGAGGAGTGTTTTTGAGTTTTGAAATTGCTTTTTGAACCAAAATAATATCTATGAGTAATTTATTAAATTCTTTTTCATCAAAAACACCTTTAGTTTTAAAATCTTTAAATTGAGTTCTTAAAGTATCTATAACAGATCTCAATCCTGAAGCTAAACTTTGAGATAAACTTTTAAATTTCTTTTTAAGCTTCAAATATTCATTTGATAAATAATCTTTCCCAGCAAGTTCATTTAACACTTGTTTAATTTTGCTGTTTAAAGATTTGAATTGGTTAATTACATTATCAAGATTATCAACTTTTAAATTATTAATACTTGCTTTAAAATCTTCAATCTTCATTAAAAGTTTATCAAACCCTAACTTAGACAAAATTAATTGTTTTTTCAAAGAATATAATTGTAAAACCAAATCATAAAGTTCAAATTTAAATTCTTTTAAATCAACTTTACCATCAACAAAACCTTTTATAAGTCTCTTAATTGCTTGCTCTGTCTTATTAATTGCATCTTGTAATAATTTATATTTATCTATTACAATTGATAGTTTCGGAATAACATTTATAGTTCCCAAATCAAATGTATCTTTCGCAACTTTTTTGATATTAGACATAAAAGCTTTAAACTTCTCAAAAGTGCTAGGAGGTGGTAATATTGCAGTGTAAGAAACTTTATCCACACCTAAAGTCTGTAATTGTGATATAACACTTTTATATTTACCTATTAAATCTTTGTAAGAATTGATAATTGCTTCAAAATTTTCCCTACCACTCTCTAATGCTTCAACTAAAGATTTAAAATCTCCTTTACCAAATAATTTATTTATATCTTTTTCTCCAAATCCAAATAATTCTGCTATTTCGTTTTTAATCTCTCTTAAACCAGAAACAATTTTGTCTTTAACTCCTTCCCATTTTCCAGTTATTTTTAATGCACCATAAATTCCACCAACTACTGTTAATAATCCAGCTATTACAGGTAAGAATTCAGCAGATAAAACAGCTCCTATACCTGCAATTGCTGTTCTAATTCTTGTTAATAAAGGTAATAATCTTGTGGCTCCCAATGTATAAAAAGCTATAAGAGCATTTGTAGCTAATCTAACGGATTTATATAAAATAAACATTGCAGTTGCAAGTGGTAAAACAGTGCTTAAAACTTGTCCTAATATAGATACAAATATTTTTAATACAGGATTAGCATCGTATAAAATACTAACTAATTTTTTAATAACTTGATAAACGATATCTATATATCTAATAACTTTTAAAAGAAATGATATAACAGCTCCTAAAACTGCTACAACTCCTTTAAGAGCATCTGCAAGTAAATTGTATAAATGTGCCATATCTTTTATGTAAGTTTTAGCTTCAGGAGTGAATAATTGGGCTTGTAATTTTTGGATTTTGTCAAATAAAGCTTTAGCTGTGGTTAAATTACCATCAATAATTGCTTGATACATTTGAAGCTGTAATTTATTTATCTTTTTATAGATATCTACATTGATAAAACGCTGATATAAATCATTAAATATCTTAGCAAATACATTGCTAAATGCTTTCCCTGTTCTTTGTAAATTCACAAGTTGAATTGAGAAAGAAGATAAAATATTTATCAAGTTGGAAAATCTATTAACTGCTCTATCAAAATTGAGGTTAAATAAATTATCTTTAAATTGGGAAATATACTTATCAAGATAAATAATTAATTGTGCAAATCTTTTTGAAGGATTATCCAAAGATAAAAGTTTGTTGTATAAATCCTTAATTTGCTTGTCAGTCATTCCTAAATTTTTAAGAAATCTAACCATTTGGTTAGATGCTCTTGCAGAACCAGTCATTAAAGCAGATAACTCTTGTCTTACTTGCAATAAAGTAGAACCTGTTGTTTGAGCAATCATAACTGTTAAATCTACAAAATCTGTAAATGGTTTAGCAAGTGCAGAGGAAATATAAATTCCTTGTTGTGCAAGTTCATCTAAACCTGTAATTACTTCTTGAAATCCAGTTAAAGCATTAAGAGATGCTAATCTAACAGCATTTATTGTATCAGTTGCTAATTTCAATGCTTGACTGAATGAAAGTGCATTATTTACTGCTAATTTCAACATTAAAGCATATCTATTAATTGCAGATGTATAATCATCAAAATATTGAATACCTTGAATTATTCTATCTGTTGCAGATGAAATTGCATTTTCAATTAAATTAAATAGCCTATACAGAATAGTAAAAGCAACAGCAACCGCACCAAATCTATCCCAAAATTCTTTCAAATTGCTAATAAATTGCTCGTAAGCTGTATTCACATTACCAACTACATTTTCATTTTTCTTTAAAATATTAGTAAATGCTTGCAAACTAGAAGAAGTTTTATCTATTTCCTGAGATGTTCTGCTTAATCTATCAGCTATGCTTTGAGCTGATTTAGATACAGAAGAAACCTTATTTTGTGTAAAACTCATAATTTTATTTAAATTATCAAATGAAGAAGCTAAATTATCATAAGACTTTGTTATTTTATTAAATGTATTTGCAACTTTTGATAATGTTCTTTCTAATTGCTTAAAATCTTGTAAAACTTTTTCTAACTTCTTTTTAACATTGTCTTCTAGATTTAAAACAACTTTTACTTCATAAGCCATTTAAATTACCTCATAGAGGAGAAATTAGATGTAGTAGCTATAGAATTTTGAAGAGCACCGGAATTAAGCTCTTTTTCTTCTAGCTCTGCTTTTATTATATTAAGCATTTGAAAAAGTTCAATAACCCAATAAGGTTGATCTAAAATACTTCCCTCAAATGGTAAAAACCCTCTCTCAAAAAATGCATAAATAGATAATAAAAATTGAATATCTTCTTTAGCAAATAAAATATTAGGACAATAATTTATTTTAAATTTGTTATCAATAATAATATAATAATCTTTATCACGAATTACAGGTTTTAAATCAAAAAGATTACCTGAACAATTACGCTCCTTATACAACTTTTTTTCTATACAATCTTTACAGGAAGGGAATTGTGAATTAGAAGAAGAGAAGCTGAGGCGGAAAGCCACCTCAACTTCCCTTTTTAGTTCTGGGGGAGATATGTAATTTCTATAACGGTGTTAAATATTTTTAATACATCTTCAAATGGAAGTTCATCTACTTTAGGACCTATAACTAATCTAACAACTTTATCAATTAAATCCTCATCTATTGGAATTACTGCATTCTCTCCTTGATTTTGCACTTCTTTAGCAATATTTGTAAGTAAAGAAAGTAATCTATGTTGTTTTATTTGTTTCCAAGTTAATGGTTTTACAATGATTTTTTCTCCTGTAGAAAGTTCTACTTCTTTCTGAAACATACCTACTCCTCCTTCGCTTCGTTAATTTTCATAATAATCTATAGTAATTAAAATAGTAATAGAAATGAGTCCATCAAGATGTTCGTCGTTAATTTTTTCTTCACTATCAATATATTCTATTTTTAAAACATTGGAATGTATATCTGTTGGCTGACATATATTTTCAATAAAATTTATTACAGTATTTTCAAGCTCATCTAGACGCTCATAATAATCTGATTTTGTTTGTTCAACTATCACTAAAGCTAGATATAATTTTCTAACTTGTCTTTGATATCCAGATAAACTATCATTCTTTTCTGTTTTGTAAGAATTAATAAATAATGCAGGAAAATATAACTTTTTATAATTTGAAATTTTTTCTATACCTCTTTCAACAACTTTAAATGTGCCTAAATCCTTGAATTTTTTGATTAAGTTGTTTATGATTTCTGTTTTTACTGCCATATTACAAATCCTCTCCTATCAACCATTTTCCAATAGTATTATAATAATTTTCTTGCAATTGCTTTAAAATGTATTTTTTAAATGCAATTTTGCTAAACTTTTTCCAAGAATAATGAGCTTTTATTTTAACTTGTTTTGTAAGTAAATAAGCAGGTTTATATTTATTTTTTGCAATTTTCTTATACAAAATCTTTCTTACTTTAATTAATTTATGTTTAGTAGGAGATGTCTTATAAAATTCAGGATTAAGAGGAACAGCGAGGTAAGATCTTTTTCTAGCTCTAATTATTGTTCCAAATTCAATGGCAGAAGCATATTTTACATCTGTAAAAATCATAAATTTATTTTTTGCTACTTTTATAATTTGAATTGATTTTTTATATGTTCCTGTAATGGTATTTAATTGAATATCAAACTTTTGCCATTTAATTTTAGGAAATTCTTTATAAGGATTTGATACAGAAGTTGCATGAGTAAGATTATTTAAAGAAAACTTTTTAAACAATAATCCTACAAGTCTATCTTTATATTCTTTTAATAACTGATCTGTCATTACCTTCTTATAAATTTTATTATCTAAATTTTGTATAATTTTTTCAAGAACTTTAATATAACCTTTTAAATCAAATTCATTACTTATTACCATTTTATATAGATACCACTTTGTATTTATCTAAAATTGATTTTGCAGGTTCAGGAATGAAGTCTTGAGAATACCAAATTGTGCCATCTGGGGTTTGTATCTTGGAAGCTCCATCTTTAATTTTATCAAATGAATTATATAAATGTATTGCAATTAAATAAAGTGCATAATCAATATCTTGGGGAATTGTATCGTATCCATATGAATAAATGAATTTATAGTAAGAAGTGCTATAAAAGATGTTATTTTTGAAAAATATTTTGCCAATTTTTTTATCTAATAATAAAATATTACTGGTAATCTTTTCTGCATCTGCAAAATCAGGAGAAGTTCCTACATACGCATCTACAACATCTATGACAGGAACTTTTTTAAGATATATCACATAATCATCATTGCCTCTACGAATTTCAGTATAAGTTTGTTTTGACAACTTAGTGCCTATATAATTTTCTACAACTTTTTTAGCACTATCAATACAGATATTTAAAATTGTGTCAAAACTTGTATCAGTTGCATCAATACCAAGAATTTGTTTTAGAGTTGCTAAATCCATCTCTAACTACCTTCTACTTATTTTCTCCTTTTATAACTTTTGTTTCGTAGTTATCTAATTTTTTAGATTTTGCTTTTTTAGTAGATTTTTTTGTGGTTTTATTTGCAAGTTCTTTTTTGTCTATAAGTTTCAAATACCCAAGTTGATAAAAAATATGATTTGTTAAATCCTTTTGAGTTGTAAAAGTATCTCCTTGTTGATAATTAACTCCATCTAGATTTATTGGGCGATTTACCAAATAAGTATAAACATATGCCATAATTATCCTCCACAATTATTTGAAAATAATTTGAACTTCATCGTCATTTCCAGTTGCTACAAAAGAAATATCATAAATTCTAATTGTATCCCTATCTCCTATTCCAATCTTGTCCATTACAGCATTTGGAATAACTATATCAACAGCATTTCCAGCATCATAAGTTCCATCGCTTTTTCTACCAATACTTCCTTGTATAGATACAGGCTCACAATTTATAAATTTAGTCCAAACATCATATTTAGATGCATTAAACATATCTGGGTTTAAAGAACCTTGTGGTTTTCTTCCTGTTATTAATATTTCTCCAACACCAGTGCAAGAATTTAAATCATCTCTTTGTGTTAAATCATTATTCATATCAATTTCAAATGCAGAAAGAACTGGAGCATAACTATCCATTGTCAAATTCACACATTTAACAATATGTGGAGTTGGGAATAATTTTAAAACATCATCAGGTATAGTAGGAATTGAAGAAACATCTTCAGGAGTAATAAATTTACCTAAAAATTTGAAATTGAGTTTAGGAACCTGATTGGCTTCAAGTTGAATTTGAACTGAACCTCTAGCTCCAACAACTTTGTATAAAATATTTCCTAAAAACACATAAAAAGTCATAGAAGCAAAATCTCTAGATATAGGCTTAAATTTATAACTTGTAGTTAATCCAGTAGTTGAGTCAGTTTCTTCTTCATATGTAAATCCACAAGCTTCAAGCAATTTACCAATTGCTGGGTATCTAACACTACCATTACTATCCAATCCAGAACCTTTAAGCTCAACTGTAAAAGACAACTCAGTAGAAAATTTTGTAGGAAGAGATGCAACAGGAGATAATGTTTGTCTATAAGGATCTCTATTTACTGTTTCCATATTAGGAGAAATATTCACATCAAATACTTCAATGTAATCATCTACAGTAGGATTTGCATCTACACCATAAGTGCTTTCTAATTTAGCTAATACTAGAGTTTGTCTTGTAAATATTGCCATATGACTATCCTCCTAAATAAAAATAAAATGAAGGCGAGCCGAAGCCCGCCCTAGACTATACTGGAACTTTAACAACAAGTTTTCTAAATGCTTCAGGAAGAACTACCTTACCATCAATTCTATTGTATGCTTTGAACCAGTATTGGTTGTATTTGAATGCATCTCCTTGATCAGTTACTTCAATTCCGAATTCTTGTGCATCTACAATATAATAATTTTTGAAATCTCCAAAATAAATATTTACTGCATAATACTCATCTCCAGAACTTGGTGTGCCGTCTGGATCTACTAGTTCATCAACTTGATGCACATTTTCAATTGCTGGTCTTCCGAAAATAGATGGCAATTCTAATGCTCTAACATCAGTAAATACTGGATTACCTACTGCATCTCTAACTTTTCTTAAAAGTTCCATTCCTCTTGGAGAGGTTATAAAGATTGCTCTACTTCTGTATTTAAATGGTAAAGATTGAAAGAGTTTTACAACATCATCATAGCAAATAGGTAAAGAACCATCTCCTTTTGCTTCTATAGCAGTTATACTAGCTTCTTTGTTATATCCTAATGGTTTCCCAGAACCATCTCCTTCAGTAAAAGCTTCGTCTTCTGCGTCTGCATATTGTTCTACAAAAAGTTGTCTTAAAAGTTGAGCAACATCAACTCCAGCATCAGCAAGCAATTCTTTAGATACAGCTGTAAAGATATCAAGTCTGTTTAATGTAAATCTAACTTGTCCGAAAACAGGTTCGCTTTCATGGAAAGCAGTATTTTCAGCTCCCCAAGAATACATAGGTTTAGAAACAATCTTTGGAATTTCAATTATTCTAGTTTTTGCAGGAATAACAGTTGCAAATCTTCTAACAACAGCTACATTAGGGAGCTCTTTAATAATTTCTTGTCTAAATTCAACTGGTAAAAGATATCCACCAGCACTATCAGGAGTTCCACCTAACGCTTTTACAACTTCATAATCTCTGAATAAAAGTCCTTTTACAAAAGTTTTTAATCTTTGAGCTGGAGACATTTTTGTGTAATCTACATTCTTTTGTTCTAATTCAGGATTGATTAAATGATTTTTTTCAACTTTACCAATTCCTAAAGCTTCAAGGTTTTTCTTTACAACTTCTGCAATGAGTTCTTTGAATTGTTCCATAGTAAGTTCAACTCTCTCAGAAGTATTAGTAGTGTTAGTGTTTTTAACTTCATTAGCCATAGTCAATCTCCTCCTTTAGAATTAGTATTTATAGAATTAATCTATAATAGATTTAATAATTTCTGACACAGATTTTGCAAGACTTTCAAGTTGTTCTTTGCTTGTGATAATTCTTCCGTCTGAGAGGATTATTCCTGATGAAATAGCATCTTGTATGTGTTTTTCTATTTGTTTTTGAGTATCATTTTGCTTTTCAAGTTCTTTATTTTGAGACACTTGAGTTTGATTGTTATCTACTTGTCTCTCTTTGATTTGTAATTTAAGCTCTTTTAATTCTTTTTCAAGTGCTTCTATTTGCTTTTTATAATTATTTAATTCTTCTTTTGCTTTTTCAAGCTCATTTTTAGCCTTTATTAATGATTTAGTAATCTCTACAAGCTCTTCAGTAGTTGCATCTTCTAAAAAGATTTTTCCAAATTCTTCATTGTATTCCATAGCTTCTAAAATAGACATTTGTTTAAATTCTGGTGGTTCTTTTCCAAATTCTTTATAATGCTTAACAAGATGTTTATATAACTTTCTAGCATCTTGTTCAGGAATTGTTAATCTTCCTGTAGAATGCAATCTAATTAAGAATGCCATAGCTGTTCTAACACCGCTCCAAACGCAATAAAAATCACCGTCTTTTACCCAATGATGAGGAAATTTATAAGATGTAAATTCATTAGGTTTTTTAGCATCATACCAACCAAATCCCATCTTATATTTATTCCAATCAATTGTTTCTTTTCTACCAGAACCATCTCTAGATGCCCATTTTCTAAGTGTCTTAATTGCAATTGTTTTATCCCAAGGTGATTTGTCATCATATTTCATATTTGCAGGGTGTTTATTAGGAACAGCTTTAACTTCATAATCAGATAAATCAATAGGAATAAGCTCTTTAACTTCTACTATTTTACCATTCTTCTCTACAAATTCTTTTTTAATTTCATATGCTTTATCTATACCATAAGCTTTAAATACTGCAATTGCATCTGGATTTGCAGGGACAGGAACAACTGATACTTCAAGTAATTCCCATTCCCAAATAACTCTATTTGCTTTTTCTAAATCTGCTTGATGTCTAGCATAGAATTCAGGATCTAAATCTTGTATTATGTTAAAATCATCTCTATAAACAACTGCTTTTGGTAAAAATCCTATAGAAACTGCATTTAAATATCCTTCTTTAACCAGATATTCAACTTCTTTAGCCTTTTCTGTATCTGCAAACTCAATATCAACATAAATTCTATCATTTGCTACCTCAATATTAACTGCCTTACCTACAGGTTTTGTATCTTGTTTATGTGCAAAAAGAATAACTGGATTTTTTAAGAAATTATCAAGAATAGCTCCTTTTACACGCATTATATCTCCATCTCTATCTACAATCTCAGAGGTTGCTACAAATCTATAAGTTCTTTTTGCAGTTTGTTCTGTATTTGCTTGTGATTTTGTCTCTGCATTTTGAGCTTGCTTTTCATTTTCATCTTTTCTTAAAACAAAAGCAATAACAAATCCTTTTTGATTATCATCTGGTTTCTTAATTACAAGTTTTATATCTTGTTCATTTAATTTTTTAGTTGCCATAAAACACCTCCTTACTCTTTATAACAATATATAAGTGCTGTATTATTTACATGAATTGGTGGGTGCAAATACATCTCATTATCTACCACAAAATAATCTAAAATATACTTTCGTGTTCTATCCAACATCTCACATTTTTTGCATTTATTTTTAAGAGGAGCTATAAATACCTTCACATTATTTCCTTTATAAAAATTGCAATACAAATAAAAATAATTAAACAACCTAAATCCTTCTGTAATTGCAATAATTTGTGTTCTGAAATACCCATTATAAAAATCTAATACTCTATCTACCTCTTCAGAAGTTAATTTTTCCTTTAAAAGAAGTTTATTCAAAAGTTTATAATTTGTTCTTGAAATGTAAGTGCTAATAGGAATTACATATTTGAAAGTATAGTTAAAAAGTAAATTTGTCAAGATAGATTTATAATACTTTTCAGGGAATTTTGAAAATTCAATTGCTAGCTTAATGAAATTCTCAGAATTTTTTAAATATATCTTTTGAAATTTATCTGTCCAATAATTTAAATCATATTCAAGAGGTAATCTTCTAAGCAATCTATGCTTATATCTACGCTTTAATAAATCAAAATAATGAGAAATATCAGACATAAAATCAAACAGTGGTTCTTGAATTGCTTTATATACATCTATATAATACTGCTCTAAATTCATTTATCTCTCCTGTTTGTTTTAAATTCCTCTTCAGAAGGTAATTTGAGAAATTCTTCATATTCTCTCAAAAAAGATAAAAGTTCTTTTATTTCAAAATTTGTGGAATTATCTTTGCTATTTTCATCTTCTTTCTTAGGTTTTCTTCCTTGTGGAAGATTGAGAGGTTCTACAAGTTCATTACCTATCTTATCATTTAGAGGTTCAAATCCAAGTAATTTTCTTATTTCATTAATTGTTAAAACACCATAAAGCCCACCTATCTTTGCTCTTAATACATTAAGTTCCTCATCTTCAGGAACAGGGTTAGCAAACTTTATTGTATAACCTTGTGCTATTCTTGGAAGTATTCTTTGATTAAATAAAAATTCTAGTTTTCTAACTCTAGGTAATATACAATCTCTCATATACATAGACATATATACTTGTGCAGAAGCTTTTGTTAAATGTTGAGAATATCCTAAAAGTCCAGGAGGAACTTTGTATATTGCACATATATCATCTCTACTCCAATTTGCTTGTTCCATAAAATCTTTAGATGCAGGATTGATAGAGATAGGTTCAAATTTTAAACCACCATATAAAATAGCTATTTTCCAAGAGTTTGATAAACCACCATATTTTTCAGTCCATAACCTTGCAATTCTTTCTATATCGTCTTCTGTTAATTTTTGCTCTGTTGTAAGTATTCCTTGAGGAACAGCACCATTTTTATAAAAATTCTTCATATACATTTTTGTATAAAGATGTATATCATATTCATAAACGGCTTTTTCTAAAGGAGACATTCCACGAACCATTGATGTTAAAGAAGGATATCTATCAAACACAACATCTTCAGGTGGTAAGCTTTCTTTTTGAAAACCATGCAATTTATATTCTTTAATAAGAATATTGTTGTCTATAACAGGTTCAATATAACAAGATGGAATAACCCAGATTTCTCTAATCTTTTTTAATCTATCTTTTGCAAAATAAAAATAACGCTCTCCTGTTAAATCAATCTGCATTTGTGCTGTATATATTAAATCATACCAAGAAGAGATAGGATTAGGTTGCATTAAAAGTTTATATACTTTATCATTCTCACTAACTTCTTTACCATTTTTAAAAAGTTTAAAAGGAACAGAAGCTACTGTCTCAGCTATTTTAGATACAATTGCAAAAATTATTGAATAAGAACCTTCAGTTAATAACTGATAATTATTAACTTGCTTATATTCTGATAAACCTTGTCTGGTAATAGCTCCAGAAATCGCACTTGATAAATCTTTAATAAACATTCCAACTTTCTTCTCTATATTAGAAGTCTTCTTAGTTGCTTCAGACATATTATATCCTCCTAAAATATAATTAAATAAATGCAACACCAATTTTTTGAGAGAGAACTGCAAAACGCAAAGCTACTGCATCTGCAAAATCAGGAGAACGCCCAATTCTTTCTTTTATTTTATCTTTGCTAACTAATTTAAATCTACCAAATGTATCAAAACCATATGTCATTACCATAAGTTCCTCTTTGAGGCGTTCATCATTTGGAAGTTTTACAGAGCGAGATTTAACAAGATTTGCCAAATTAAAATACATCTCTGTTCTAATATCGTGATATTTATCTTCTTCAAATGCATTTTCAGAAGCATTAACAGAATATACTCTAAAATTCTTATTTTTAACTTTTGATTTTAATAAATCATATAATCCACCACCATAACCAACTGTATCTATAATTATATGTTTTGCTTTAAACTTATCAGCAAGATTGAGTATTTTACCAGCAAGTTCTGTTAAATCTATTTTATTATAAGTATAATAATCTAAAGTAGCAAATCCTTTCCAAACAACAATAACTGTATCATCTGAACCAAATCGTGCTGGATCACAAGTAATATAAATGTCATCGTTGTATTGATATACATCTTCAGGTTTTAATTGCATACAATATTCTACATCTTTAACATTGAATAAACTATCTGAAGATGCATCTGGAAATTCTCCTAAAACTGCTACTTTATAAAATGCACTATCTTTTCCATACTTTAACTCTATTTCTCTAACAAATTGAGGATTGATGAGTTTCTTTTTAACTGACTCAGGAACAGGTTCTCCTGTGAAATTAGGAGTATCAAATGCTGAAATTCTAACTTTATAAAAAGTTGGATCAAATAATGTTTTATAAAATTTACCAGTAGGACGAAGTGGATTACCTATCATAAGACAATAAAATTCTCCACCTGCTCCCCAACTCTCCATTGCAGATATAATCTCGTCAGGAACACCTGAAGCTTCATCTACAACTGCTAATATATAATCAGAATGAACACCTTGCATACTATCTATATTTCTAGCTGATACTCCAACAGCATACCATTTACCACGATTAATATTCCATTCTACAGATGTAGGTTCTCCTAACAATTTTATTCTGGATTTTTGATAAGCTGTATGAATTTCTCTCCAAATAACATTTTTAACCTGTCTAAATGAAGGTGCTGTTGTTCCAACAATTGAATTAGGGTGTGTTTGATGAAACCAAATTGCAAGACGAGATGCAATAAATGATTTCCCTGTTCCATAACAAGAATAAACAGCAACTTTTTTATATTTCTTTAGAGCAACTGCTATCTCTTTTTGCTTCTTCCATAGCTTTTCACCAAACACATATTCAATAAAAAAGATTGGATTTTCTACAAGCTCTTTTGCTATCTTATAATGTGCTAATTCCTTCTGAAGTTCAGGAGTTAATGTTAAACTACTCATCTAAATCCTCTTCGTCTTCATCTTTTTCATTTTGATTGTCTTTTGATAATCCTGCTTTAACAAGTTGCATTTTCTTAAAATTCTCATCTACTTCTTGTTCCATCACTTCATAATCTTTTTTACATTGTTCTAAAAGAAGAAGTGCATCTTCAAGAGACATTAATACTTCTTCTTGAATTTCCTCTTCACCTAAACTATCATAAAGCTTCACTGCTTCATATAATTTATCTAACATAGTAATAAATGATTGTTCGTGTTTCCATCTTAAATAAGATGCAGGTTTGTAATTTTTAATTTCATTAATATATGAAAGTGCCATTTTAGATAACTCTTTGATATGATGCTCTAAAATTTTTCTAATTAAGATACCTGCATTTTCATCTTTATATTTTTCAAACTCTTGCTCTAATTCTTTTAATTTTTCGCTATCTAATTCTGTTTGAGGAATAAATCTCATATGAACAGTTAATACATCTTTATAATACCTAGCAGTTGCCTTATATACATTAATTAATTCTTGAGTTTCCATATCATCTACAGAAGCTAAAAGTTTTAACTCAGTTTTAATCAAGATAAATGTATTTAAAATTGCTCTAAGAAGTGTAAGATAATACATATAAAAATTGTATTGCTTTTCTAACTTTGATAAATCATTTCTCTCCTTTACTGCTTGAATATCATTTATAAATCTTTGAACTTCAGAGTATAAAATATTTGACACATCTTTTAGCTCCATTATACACCTCTGTAATTTGTTAAATCTAGTTTTGAAACTCCGTTTTCTTTAACTACTTTAATAACACTATCAAACATTGTTTTTAAATCATTGTTATGAGTTATAAAATAGATTTTCTTATCATCACCAAAATATGATTTCACAAAATCAATTATTGCTATTGATGAGCTTAAATCCAAATTATCAAATATTTCATCAAACACTAACAAATCAGATTTAAATCCAAATATGTAATAAACTAAATCGCTAAATGCAAGTTGAAAAATAAAATCCAATCTTCTTTTTTCTCCACCTGAAAGATTTTTATAATTCACACCTTCTATCTCAATTCCATTATTTCTATAAACTAATTTAACATTTGCTAATTCTGAATATAAGCACTGTAAAATATTATTCAACAATTTGTTATAAATATCCACAAATTGTTTAGAAATAAATGCTCTTATAGAACCAGAAGGGAGTAATTCAGAATAAAATTCTTCTAAAAGATTTAAGTTGTATTCTAAATCATTAATTTGCTTTTCTAACTCTTTAGCTTTTTGCTCCCATTCTTGATAATTATTTTCAAATTCTCTTAACAATTCTAACTTTTCTTCATATTGCTGAATTTTTACTTGTTTATCTTTTATCGCATCTATATAACCGTATTTTGAAGAAACCAATGTCTCTTTCTCTTTATTATATTCATCTAATAAATTATTGATTAATAACAATCTATCTTTTATTTCTTTTAAATGACAAGCCAATCCTTCAGATGAAATTTTTGAACCACAAAAAGGACACTTACCTTGAGAAATAAGAGTTTGAATTCTTTTGTATTCATTTTCTAGAGTTGCCTTCTCTTCCACTAACTTCTTTATTTTGGCTTCTATAAGTTTTATTTCAGTATCTACCTTTTTAAATTCTTCTTCAAAATGACTTTTTAATCTTTCCAATTCCTTTATATTTATCTTTTCAAGCTCTTCCTTAATTAAATCAATTTTACCCTTAACCATATTTAATTTTGAAAGAATGTGTTGATATTCTGCTAACTTTGTTTTGTAATTATATTTTAACTGCTGAATATCCTTTTTCACTTGTTTTAATATTTTGTCAAAATCAATGTTTAAAAACTCCAAAAAGAAATTCTTGAGTTCAGAAGGAGACATTGTAGAAATTCTAACAGGAAATCCTTGCACAAATATTACAGAAGAAATAAATTGCTTAAAAGAAATAGGTAATAATCTTTTAAGGAAAATTTCTTGCTCCTCTTTTGTTCTAAAAACCTTTTGTTCTTCATTCATAAAAATAAATAATCTATTTCCATACTTAGCGTGATTATAATATCTGATAAATTTGTAATGATTATTATTAAGCTCAAATTCTAAAGCAACGCCTGTTCCAGCACTACCTCTTCGCTTTATATCTCTAAATGCCTTTCCAAACAAAACATAAATAATTGCCTCAAATAATGCTGATTTACCAGAACCATTGCTCTCTGCAATATTACTATCTCTATTCTCACCTATTACAAGATGAACACCTTTTTTAAATTCAAATTCTAATTTATCATAAGATAAGAAATTCTTAGCTTTCAATTTTAAAAAGTTCATCAAACTCCCTCCTTTTGTGTTTTATATATTTAAATACTTATCAAAAAGTGTGCTAAATTTAGGATATTGATTTTTAAGAAGCTCAATAAATTGACGAGTATCAGAATTATTCTCAATAATATATTCAACATCATCTTGCTTGTTTCGCTTAGCTTGTGTAAATCTTTGTATCTTAGGACTGATTTGATACAAAATACCTTCCTCCTGCAGAAATTCAATATAATCCCTTGATGGATTAAAATGCAGAATGAGAATATATCTATCTTTGTAATCTATTATATCATAATCTTCTTGTCTTAACTCCTTAAACCAAAAAACTTTATCATTTTGTATTTTCTTATAAATCTCATTTTTATCAAAATCAAAAATTATTGCTCCGTGAAAATCAGATTGCTCTGAAGGAATTTGTGGATACACAGAACCTACACATATTATATTTTGAAATTTCTGATGCATATGATAATGCCCATTTAATATACTATACTTAACTTGTTTAATTAATTTAGATGAGTAGCCTTCCTTTGATACTATTTGTTTATTAAATTTCAAATTTTTAAATTCATTATGAGTTAAAATATAATCTGCTTGCAACTTATAAAATTCAGGTGAGAATTCTTGAGTATAATTTACAACTTTAATACCTTGTTTTTCAAGTTTCAAATTATCATTAGGCAATAAATCGGTAAGAAATTTGTTTTCACTGACATAATCATGATTACCTGCCACAACTACAAAATTCAATCCACAATCTCTGCATAATTGATACAATTCTTGCATTTTTTGAAATGCATAATAAAAAATTATATTGTAATTCTTATTTAAAGAATGAAATAAATCTCCTAAAAAAGCTACAAAATCTAATTCCCTTGCATATTTTTTTACAAGTTCTTTCATAAAATCAACACTATCAATTGCTCTTTTAAGTTCTAAAGTAATAGAAGTGCCAGCCACTATTCTGTTAAGTGGCTGGCAAGAAGAGTTTAACTTGAAATGTATATCAGAAAATAACAATCCCTTCATAATCACCTCCTACATTAAATTCCGAATTCAAGAGGATCAACTATATCTTGAATTAACCATCTAATACTATCTTCTGGATTATGCTCACATATGTAATAAGTTTTAAAAGCATCTCTTTTTGTTGTAAGTAAATAATTCAAGTTAAGTTTCTTAAATTCATCTTCATTTTCCAAATCGTAAATAATAATTAAATCAACAAAAGGTTTTAATGCGAAAATTTGCTTTTCAACAATGTTGTATAACTTCTCGCCAAACTTTTTTCTTAAATACTTAACAAATTCCTCAAATCTATTTTGTTTATCTAACAAACGCTCTACTTCATCTTTTGTTATATCTATCTTATAAAATGCTAATGCAGACTGAATTGCAGAAACAAAATTATCTCTATAAGAATTGTCTGGGTATAATCCAGAGAAAATGAGAATATCTGCAATTATATTGTTAATTGATAACATCACATAATTGATTTTGAATTTGTTAAATAAATTGAAATGAGGTTCAAAATACTTAAGCTCATCTTGTAAAATCCCTACACAGATGGTTTCATGTAATTCAGGAAATACTGTTTTCATCTTTCTCCCTCCTTTTTTAATTTTTATCTAACTATATGATAACATAAAATTAAAAATCTGTCAAATATGCTTAATCAAAATTGATTTTATTAATATGCTCCTCTGATACAGGAATATGTGCGTAATCTATAGCTCCTGTCTCAAAGAAAGATGTCTTATCTTGTTTTAACAATTTCTCAATGTCTTCAAAAGGATTTCTATTTACATTAAATATTGGGGAAATACCTAACAACTCTAATCTTCTATTAGCTAATGTTTTTATATAATCTTTAATGTTTTGTTCAGTCATTAAAGGTATTGAATTAGCTATAGCATTTGTATAAAAGTAAATATCTGTTTCTACACTATTTCCAACCATCTCTTTTATCTCTTCTTCATTATAATAATATCCTCTATCTCTCCATTCCTTTAAGATATATGCAAATAAAGGAACATGTCTTTCCTCATCAAATCTAATCTGTTGAATTTGTTGATTTGAACCTTGTAAAACACCTAGCTTATATGCAAAAACATGAAAAGTATTAAATCCCATAAAAAACACAATTGCTTCTATTATAAAATCAGTAATCATTGCTCGGAATATAGCTCTTTGAAATGTTTCTTGACGATAAGATAATGATTTAATATCATCAGAAACAATTCCTTTATTAACAAGTTCATTTAACACATTAAAATCCTTTGTGATAGCCAAATTTCTTTTCATAAGAGGTTCATAATGTTTAAACTTATAATAAACTTCATTTATTTTCTTGTCATCTTCACCAAAAACTGATTTTAAAATATATTGATAACTTTCCCTATGTAATGCCTCAATAGCAGTATGCCAATACAATGCTGTTTTTATCTCCTCATCACAAAATACTCTAATTAAAGTTGAAGTGTTGTTTGGAACAATGCTATCAAGAAGGATAAGAAACGAAATAATATACTCAAAAGTATCTTGTATATCCTTATCTAAATCTGGAAATTGTTTTTTATCATCTGACATAGAAATCTCTTCAGGACGCCATAAAATTGCCATACTGCCTTTAATCCACTCAATTGCATAAGAATGTTTATTTAAATTTAAATTTGCTAATCCTGAATATTTTTCTACAACATTATCATTCCAAATTAAATCTTTAAAATTATCATCTCCAGAAGGATTGAAGATTTTGGGAGATTTACTTACCATTTCACACCTCCTTTTATTTTATTAAAAATTAATTAGCACAATTAACACAAGTGCTTTCATCTTTCATAGATGAATAATCCTTTGCAACTATTCTTGCATAATACAATGCTTTAATACCTTTCTTCCAAGCATTGTAAATAAATTGTCCTAAAACTCTTGGTGCATCTTCTTGACTAATATATCCATCACGAATGTTAATTGGGTAATCAAAAGATATACCGCTATCTATATATTGCTGAATAAAAGACACAATTTCTATCATATCATACAAATCTTGTTCTGTAAATTTTGAATATTCATCATAATAAAACTGTGCTTCTTGAACATACCTTGGAAATACCACATAAATTCCTGAAGATTGCTTTTCAGTTTGGATTAAATTGAATGGAGGGAAAATAGAAGCTGTTGTCCCTGCATATAACGATGTTGAAGTGTTAGGCGGGCAATTTAAAAGCATTGTATTTCTAATACCATACTTTTCTAAATTATGCTTTAACTCTAAAATTTGCTTTTCATCAACTTCAAAAACAGTGTCTAAATCATCTCCTAGATAAAATCTTCCTAAAACTACACCTTCTTTCCATTTCGTTTTATCATACATCTTAGCACTTCCTCTTTCTTTTGCCAAATCAACAGATGCTTTTATACTATAAAATGCTATTCTACCAAATACTTTTTTAATAAAAACAAAAAGCTCTTCTTTATCAATATTTCTATTTGTAATTCTATATACTAATAATTTTTGGTTATCCAAAGAATACTTTACCATTAAATCAGCTAAACCTATAAACCCAATACCTAAAGTTCTATAATCTTTGTTATGTCTTTTAATCTCATCAATTGGGTGTCCTGCTATATCCAAAATATTATCCATATATCTAACAACTAAAGTTAAAAGCTCTTCCAATTTTGAATTATCAAACAATATCCCTTTTTCGTATAACGCAGGAAGATTTAATGATAATAAGTTGCAAGAATGAACATACCCAAGTTTATCTATTTTTTCATTAGGTTTATATCTTTCAGGATTTGTATTTTCAAAAGGTGAATAATTTTCTTGGCATAAATTTCCACAAAGTATCTTTTGTAAATAATTAGAATTTTTATTTACATTATCTTCAAAGAATATATAAGGCATTCCAGATGCTAAAATATTTTTTATAATTTGTCTAAATATCTCTCTTGCTTTATAAACTCTCCCTCTCACCTTACCTTGCTTAACCAATTTCTCTGCTTCTACATATCTTTGCTCAAATTCTTCGCCAACACAATCAATTAAATCAATATTATATTTCATTTTAAGTTCATAATGATCCACTAATGTCCAATCACCATCAGATTTCAATCTCTTCATAAATAAATCAGGAATAATTACTTGAGGATATAAATTGAACATTTTCATACGAATTTCACCAAGAGGGTTTCTCATTGAAATAAAATCTAAAATATCAAGATGCCATACAGGTAAAGCTACTGTTCCTGCACCAGAACGACGCCCACCTTGATTAATAGCTACTAACATATCATCTAATATCTTACACCATTGCATTATATTGTTAGCTTTACCTTTGTTTCCTTGAAAATAGCTACCTTGTGCCCTTATTCTTCCCAAATAAATCCCTAATCCGCCACCGTTTTTAGAAATGTTTCCAATTTGCCAATAAGAATACATTATACTTTCCAAATTATCGTGAATATCAAGAATATTACAAGAAGAAAGATTGCCTTTTTCCCTTCTAAGATTTGCAAGCTGAGGAGTTGCAGGAATAACTACCATATCCATTAAATATTTACAAAATTTCTTTACATTCTCCATAAACCTACTTTTATCTTCAAAATAATCGGGATAAAATCCTAAAATGCTAATCAATAAAAGTGCTTCTGCAAAATTCTCAATAGGTTTGTTGTTATAAACTGTGATATAAGATTTTGCAAATTTCCTAATTTGATAGTAAAAAGCATTCCAAAGAAAATAAGGAAAGTTATAATCATAATTAAACTGCTCTTTTTTCAACCAAGTATATAACTTTCTTAAAACATCATTTGATATCTTTAATAATCTTTTATCATAAATTCCTAACTTTACATATTTCTGTATATGTCTTATCCAATCATTTGCATTTCTAAAAAATCCATAATCATCAGTCATTGTTTTATATTCATTTTCTCTATGTAGTCTAAAATCTTTTATCCAATCTAATAAAAACAATCTTCCTGCTAAAATTGAATAATCTTTAATTCTAGATATATCCAAAGCTGATAATTTATTTGCTACAGAGATTAACACTTGTTGAATTTCTCGTGTAGTTATACCATTTTTAAGATTGAATTGGAATTCTTCCCAGAATTTCTTTTCATCAATATTTAATCCTTCTTTACAGAAATTGAACATTTTAATTATTTTATTTTGATTAAAAAGTTCTCTTCTTCCATCTCTTTTTACAACTTCAATACCTGTCATTTCTCCCTCCTTTTATTATGCTTTTACATTAACATTCTTTTGTTGTTGTTCTTCATTTAATCTTTTAGCTTTGCTATATATTGCTTGTATTAACTCTTTTGCCATTGATAAATTTTGCTCAGAGGAAGAATTTTGAGCTTCTTGTTTATTTGAAATATTAGTATCTTTTTCTTGCCATTCTAATCTAGAGTTGAACTTTTTAACTAATTTATCTGCTATTTTTTTAAATCTCTCACTTTTATTTTTTGGAACAAATAAAATAAATACATCATATCCTAAAAAATCTGCATATTCTTTAATTTGCTTAACTAAAAATAGTCTCGGTCTTCTTTTATTTAAAGCTGTGTAAAAATATGAAGCATCTTTTCCAAACTCAACAGATGCATTATATAGTGTATCATATTTTTTTAAAATAGCTGATCTAAAAAAGCTTCTAAGTTCTTTAGGATCTAAATTAAAAATATACATCTCCTACACCTCCTTTATAATCTGTATAGGTATATTATAACACAAATTAAGCTACAAGTCTATATTCATCATACTCAACTTCAAAAACATTTTTTCCAAAAATTCTCTTATAAAGTTGAACTAATGATTTTACAATTCCAGTTTTATTAACCTCTTCATCAAAACAATATTGCAATTTATTCCCTGCTAAAAATAACAAGAATAACTTATCATATGACAATTCATCTAAACTCGCTTTATAATATCCAGAAGCTAAAATATCAAAAATATGTTGTAAATATCTAGGATTATATCCAAGAGAAGTTGCTACAGCTCCTAATTTCCATTTTCTATAAATTCTATAAGCAAAATTCATTATCTCATTATCAAGTTTATCATTTATTTGTAAAATTGCATCATCAAATACATAAGAATTAACAAGTAATGGCATTTGCATAAAGCTTAGTGTTTTATATAAAAATTCAAATCCCTTATCAGAGACAACTTCAACTACAAAGCTTGTTCTTGAACAATAAGCTATTTTTAATCCTAAAATTTCTTCAGGGAATATAGAAGAAGTGATTAAATTAACTAAATCTGTTAATCCTGAGTAATATCTGTCAGATTTTCCACCGAAACGCTTTAAATCAATTGTAATATTATCTATTTTGCCTTCATCGTGCTCAGCTTTCTTAATAAGAAGCTCTTCCTTTAAAGATTGTAAAATTGCATAATATCTTCTGCTTATTCTAGATGCAATATACTTTAACACATCTACTTCAACATCAAGATTATAAAAGTTTTTAATAAGTGTTTTAAGAATTACATCAAAGTAAAAGTTAGGGATAACATATCTAATAGATGTATATTTGTTATATTTGTGTAGATTGTGTTTATATTCAGAGTAAGGAATAACTATTGTTGTCTTACCATTTGAAAGTTTTACATAAATAATGTGTTCTGGAAAATGTCTGATAGAGTTTTCTGATTGTAAATAAAAGTATCTAACATCATCATAATACAAATAAACATCATAAGGAGTGTTTTCATTAGGAGATATTCTAAATTTGTAATAATCTCCATTTTTTGAAAGATAAACATCAGCACCTATGTATTTTAGTGCTTCAAAAGATGCATTAAAGAAGGATATTTTCTCTTTCTTTCTCAACAATGCTTTTTTAAATTTATTTAATCTATTAATTATATCTTTTTCTGTTGGGTTTTCTAATGCTAAATCTTTAGCACTTAATCTCTTCATTGATTTGATTTCTAAATCTCTGATTTTGTATTCATATTTTACATTTTCAACTCTTTTATCAAGTTCTTTTTGATTTCCAGAGCTCATTATATAACTATAAACTTCTCTGATTTTTTTCTTTAAAGAGGATAAGTCTTCTTCAAATTTGTCTTTGTATTCTTCTACAAATTCCTCAACTGCTTTTACAAATTTTGGTGCAAATGTGCTTGCAGGTTCAGCATCTTTGAATTTTACAGGAACAAATGGATATGGAGAACCAAAAAATAATCTTGCATAATCAAATACATTTTTATCATAAGGTAAAATATTTACAACAACTGACATAGCTTCCATTAGTTTGTAAATTTGCTTTACAAAAAGTGTTTTATTGTTAATAAGTTCATCAAATTTAACAATTATTAATACATGATAATTAACTCCGCTTCTTGAATATCTTACAAATACATTGTTAAATATATCTTTTAGCTTATGAATGAAAGAAATTGCGAATTTTTGTTTTTCAGGATTGAGAACTTTTTTACCATCTTTTGTTTTATCTGAAACATCTATATCCAGAATAAAGATAACATAAGAAGATTTCTTGTGGATATAAGCTGTCTCTGCATTTCTTGGATACACTGGAAATCTAGGTGGATAACCATAACAATCTCCAGATACAATTCCAGAGTATAAAAATGTAGTTGTAAAATTGTTTGGATTTGTTGAAAATATAAAGTATTCTAAAATTGTTGAATTCTTTTTCAAAACCGCTCCTAACCCTACATTTGTTTCAGGAGCATCTTTATCAAAATACATTGGATTAACATAACCAATTCCATAATATAAATCAGAGGTAGAATGTGTTAGCTTTTCTGCAAATTTATAAAATCTTGATTTAATTAAGCTAAATGGTGTGTTTTCAGGAATAATCCCATCTTTTTTAAGTTTAAGAACAACTTCTTTGAAAGGAGTTTTTTTGATATATAGTTTAGCTAATGTTCTTTTAAACTGTCTAGAAAGCTTATTTCCTTTTGAGAAAGGATTGATATTATAATGCTTTCTAACAGAAAATCTTGTTGGTTTTCCTGTTTCTTTATTGTATTTAACTTTACTTCTTAAAAATCCAAGCCCGAATGGCTCATTTCTAATTCTGTCATATAAAAACTCAACTTGTTTTTCATAGTTGCTAACTTGTTCTTTAATTTCTCCAGGAACATAGTCATAATAGAAGTATGGTTTTTCAGAAGAGTATTTATGAAGCTCTTGTTCTTCTTCATAAAGATAATATTGATTTAAACTTGATGACTCGCTAATTTCTTCTCCATCAAATAAATCAATGTTAGCAATATCATCTAAACTGATTGCAAAATTTTCACTTTGGGACTTGATTTTTGAATTTTCTGAACTATAATTTCTATTGAGCAACCCATCACAGGAGTTGTTGAGTTGAAGGTTAGCTCCTGTGTGGGTTGTCTCGGCTCTTCCCTTCATCATCTCTCACCTCCTTCCTTTGTTATTTCATCTCTAAGATATTTATTAAAAAATCTTTTCCCTTCTTTAATCACTTGTCTTATAAATGCTTCTTCTCCAATTTTTCTTGCATGTTTTAATATTTGTCTTTCTAACTTTCTAATAAGTGCTCTTCTATTCATTCCAGAAGCATATGTGTAGATTGCAAGTAGATTGCGTAAGAAAACATATGCAATTAAATCTCTCTCAGTTTCAAATTCTGCTACACTACCAAGCTCTGGATCATATACAAATTCTGCTTTTATTTGTGCTAATGCTTTATATCCTTCTTGTTCAAATATTTCCTTTAATTCTGGTTCAACCAATGGCTCAACTACTCTCATCTCTCTTTACCTCCTTTTAAAGTTATTTTTAATTTATTCACTCAAATATTTCTGTCAATCTGATTATAACACATATTTGAACATTTTGCAAAAAATCTTAGCTTAAATTTTGCTCATTTTATACTTCTATACACACATTATTATAGTGAAAAAACCGAATGTTATTGGGACACAATAATTTACGATATGTTTTTCCCAAAAATTGTAATTAATTGAATAACAATTGTTTATTAGCAATTTGCTACAGATATAGGTTTTTAACTGAATTTGGTTGTGATGAATTAATTAAATAGCTGATATTATTTTATATTTAACATTATCTTGGCAATATTTTATTTGAATTTATTTATCAAATTTCTATTCTATTGTCATTACAAATATTTTGTTCAAATATTAATTCAAATCTTTAATGCTTATCTCACACCTACACCTAACCTGCTAGTTTGATTTTTTTATACTTTTATACACACATCTATTTTAATGAAAAAACCGAAACTTATTGTGATACAACAACTTACAATATATTTTTCCCAATTTTGATAAATCATTGGTATTCAATCAATTGCCTACATTTTAAGCATAATTAGCTTAATTATTGCACTTATGTTCAATTTATCTGCATTTGTGAGCATATTATTATAAGTTTAATTTTATGTTTGCATTAAAATGTGCTACAAATCAATTAATTGTTCAAACACATAATTTTTAGTGATAGTCAATCAAATTTTTTTACATTTATACACACACATTATTATAGTGAAAAAACCGAAACTTTAAGTAATTCAATAAGTTAGAACATATTTTTCCCAAAAATTGTAAGATTAAGAAATGTAATGATTTATCAAAAATTTAGCATTTTGTTGTATGAAATTAGCAAAATACTTTAAGATTTAATCAAATTTTGGTTGCAAAATTTAGCATTTTGTATAGATTAAGATGTAAGTGTAAATCAGGAAGGAATAAAATCAATTATTCTGCGTAGGAGGTGTAATAAGATGTCCGGAACAGAATATTTCAAATCAGAGCTTCAAATGAATTCTTCATTAGATTATCAACCTCAGAAAGTTATTGATTTATATCGCAATTACAGAATGGAATGTTTGCAACAAATCATTGACAAAATAAAAGCTAGAAACTGGACAGATGTTGCTTTTGATTTAGATGTAGATGTAATTATCAAGGATTATCCTAATTTTGAACACAATTTTATAAGTATGATGAACAAACTTTTTGATTTAATTTACCAAATTATTTCTAACACTCAATTCAGAATAATTTCAAAATTCTACTCTCTGCATCTTAAAAAATTTTATTTGATAAATGAAGATACCTATACAAGTCCTTTGCATGATTACATAAAAACAATAATTGATAAGAAAGTATTTTATGAAAAGCAATGTCCAGTTAATATTTTGATTTTGAAAGATAGAATTGAAAAGCTCATTAGAGGGTTAAAATCAAAATTTTTATTTGATTTTGAAATTTTTGCAAATCGTTCTTTTTATTACATTACCATATTTGATTATTTTGGCAAAAAAGTATTTTCATTTGGCGGATTTCAAAATAAGTTTCATCTTATAAAATCAGCTTTTGAATTCCTTTCATCTGATTATTTCATTTATGCTTACTATTACAAACAAGACGAAGCTTTAATAAACTCTCTTCTGAATTCATTTATCTACAAATATTACCTTGTGAATTGCAAGTTAGGTTATGATTATTTACTCACTTTTGCAGATATAAAAGAGCACATTAATTGGTATAACAAAACATTTATTGAGAAAATAGTCTTGACAAATGAACTAAAAGAAGAGTATAATTTGTATTAAAAATTTACTAGAGGAGGTAGGAAGCTATGCCAAACATAAATCCATTCGATTTAACTTGTGAAAAAGCTGTAGAATTGTTATTTCCAGAAGAAGTAGTTTCAGCTAAAAATGCTTTTAAAAGATTTGCACAATATCTTCTTCCATTTTTAGAAGAGAAGATTAAAAGGCGTCAAGCTAGATATATTGATTTCCAATTTGAAGACGAAGATTTTTATGAAAATGTAAAACATAAAGCAAATTACATAAGAAACAATTTTGAGGAAGTTTTCAATTTTAGCAAATTCTTTTCTCAAACATTCTATCCTGTATTTATCTACAATCATTGGGTTTTAGTATCTGAGCAATCAGTTTTTGTGAAAGCTACAGGTAATACAGAATATATTCCTGTAAATGAACAACAAAAGAGAATAAAAATTAACAAATACTTAGATTTGATAGATTTTCCTAATCCATCGTTAATGGTGAAATTAGTAAAAATCATTGGACTTTATCTTAGGGGCACAAAAACATATTTACCTTACATTTTAAGAGTTTATGTAGATGAAATCTTTTTTAAAGTTGAATTTTACACAATTAAAGAGAAACATATTTTTTCAGTTTGCGGTTGGGTAAATGATTTTCATATGTTAAAATCAGCTTTAGAATATTTAACAAGTCTTGCAGGAATAAAATCAGTTTATTTTGAAGATTTTGATAAAAACAAAATAGATGAACGAATTATAAAAATTTATACAAAAAATGTAGCACTTGGAGTTGAAAAGCTATATGATTTGACAGAATTTGAAAATTTATATACAATTTACAATGGAATAAGAGAGAATGTATAAATAAAATAAATGAAGGAGGGAAGTAAGATGGCTATGGTAATCAAATTCACCTATCAAGAACCGATTTTCGGTAAGGACATTGCTTTTGGTTTAATTCCTGCATCTGAATTGGAAATCTCACCTTATCAAAGGGAACTTTCTCAACAACATATAAGAAATCTTCAAAAATCAATTTCTTCTCTTGGATTTATTGATCCATTAATTGTTTATCCTGAAGGTGATAAGTATTATGTGGTTAATGGACAACACAGATTAATGGCATTGAGAGAGCTTTTAACAAATCCAGATAGTCCTATTCCAGTTGTAATTATTAGCAAAGATGATGCTATGGCTGTATTAAAATTAAACATTGAAAAAGCACTTTCTCTTAAAGACAAATCCATTCAAGCTCTAAAGGTTTATAGAGATATTATGGAAAAGAAACCAAATCTTTTAGAAGAGGAACTTATAGATATTATAGAAGAACCTATATACATTACATTTGGACTTCTTTATGAGAAATTAGCAAGATTTTCTGGTTCTGCATTCTATAATATCTTCAAAAAAGTTGATAAATTTATGAACACTTCTTTAACTGAAGCATATCAAAAAAGACAAAAATATGCTGATATGTTGTTAAATCTTTATGAAAAATTTGTAGAGGCAAGACAAAGATTAATTGATAGTGGAATGAATTCATTAGAGGCAACTCAATATTTAGCATCTCAAATCAATCCTTTTAAGCGTCAAAGAAATGTAGATTGTAGCTTTGAAGAAGCTGTTAAGCTTGTAGAAGAGAGATTAAATCAATTATTGAGTTCAAATTCTGGCAATTTAGGAGCAGATGCTTTTACAATTGATGAAGATTTGTTATAATGTAAAAAGCACAAAATAAAAAAGGGGGTTTAAAATGTTTAATGAACCTATTGTTAAGGACACTGTTTTAGATATTCTTCTTGGCGGAGGGATTTACCCTTCCGCCGTTTATGAAATTTTTGGAACAGAAAGCACAGGTAAGTCTGCAGTAGCAATGTATTTAGGAGTTAAAGCACAACAAAATAATGTAAGATATATTCACATTGAAAGTGAGTATGTGTTTGATGAAGATAAATTTCAAAGACAAGGTGGAACATTTGACGAAGAAAAATTTACTTTATTCAAAACCAACATTTTAGAAGAAGGTTTTAAGTTCATATTTTCTGAATTAGAAAAAGCATATTTAAAAAAGCAACCTTGTTTAATTGTGTGGGATACTATTGGTTTTTGTTTAACTGAAAATCAATTCAAAACAAAATCTAATTTTTCTGGTGGTATTGCTGAAGAAAGCAGGGTAATCTCAAGAGCTATGAAATATTTGGTTCCGTTGTTGTCAAAATCTAATTCTGCAATTATTTTTGCAAATCAAATATATGAAACAATGGTGGGAGGATATAAGTCAAAAGGTGGTAGAGCAATAAAATATGCATCTCTTGTAAGAATGAAAGTAAATACTTTAAAAAGAATAGAAAAAGTTTCTTTAGGAGTTAAACAAATATATGGTATTATCTCTGAAGTTGAGGCAGTAAAGAATAAAGTAGTTCCTGCAATTAAATTCCCAGTTTTTATCAAGGAAGGGATTGTAGATGAAATGGAAACATATTTGTATGTAATTAAAGAGCTTTTTGGCGTAAAAGGCAGTGCAGGTTGGTATCAATTTAAATTTGAAGATTTTGATGTTGAGTTTAAAGTTAGAAATGCAGAAGATTTACAAAAATATCTAGATAAGCATAAAAATTTGCTAGATATAATAAAATACAAAGTGTATGAATATTATTGCAATGTTAATGAACTTTTTAAGAAAAAATTAAACTCAAGATTGCAAGAATTAAAAGAAAAATTATTTGCATAATTCCACAATTTATGGTATAATTAAAATATACAAAAATAAAATATAAAAAGGAGGTAGTTAGTTATGGCAGAATTTAAGTATGATGTTAAGAACAACCCATTTAAAAATGTTCTATTTAAAGAAAATCAACAAACAAAGGTTAATTGGGTAAAAGTCCCAACCAATCCAGGAGAAAAAATTATTTTAACTTTATTACCACCTGTAAATGATGAGATATGGCGTCAATTACAAGCACATTGGTATAAAAAGACAATTTATTGTCCTAAATCATTCAATTTAGATTGTAAAGTTTGTGAATTAATAAACAAACATTATGACAAGCTTAAGAATTACAGAGCAAGATTAAGAATGTATTATAATGTGGTTGCAAATGGAGAAATAGGTATTTATGGAGATGCTGGACAATTAGGGCGATTAGCATTTGCTTATTGGGAAGAAATTGAAGAGTTTATACCAATTAAATTCAAATTAACAAGAAATGCAGACGGAAAAATAGACAGAATTATATTAGGAGCGGATAATAAAGTAGATTTAGATGATATCATTGATAATAAAAAGTATTACAATCTGCAAAAAGTCATCAAATTCACAGAAGCAAATGAAATGGCATTGGAAGAGCTTTATAGCAAATTAATTGCAGAATTGGGTGATGAAATTTTACCAACTAGTAAAGATGAAACAAACCAATCTATTGAAAATCAAAGTGAGGAACCAAAATCAATTTCTTTAGATGATATAGCAGATGTAGATTTTTAATATGAGGCGAGGGATATACTCCCTCGCCAATTTATAAATTTAAAGGAGGTGGGTAATGATTTTTACAAAATCTATAAACACAGTTTTAAATGAAATTTTAGATAATCCACTATTTGAAATTGCAAATGTTTCTAAAGCAAGTGGAGAGGATAAGTTTGGAAGAGCGTTAGTTTATTTAATCAAATTTTTGGATACAACTTCAACAACAGAAATTGAAGTTTTACTTACAATTTATCCTGATTACAAAGATGGTTTCATTCAAATAAATTGTTCTGATAAGTCTTATGATTTTAATCAATTTAAATTAAATGCACATATTGATTTAACAAATCCTGAAATATATGAAAATGTAAAGTCTATAGCTAAAATGGTAGAAGATATTTTAGATGAAGATAGTTTTGATAAAATTCTTCCATATGAAGAATAATATGAGGAGGTAGGAATAGGAATGCTTACAAATCAAATAGAAAAAGTAGGGAAATTTGTAAAAGTAAATGATAAGAATTTACAATTGTTGTTTGAAAAGTTTTCTTGTTATAATACAGGAGAACAAATTAAACAAGTTAAATATAATGATTTGTATTATATAGGAACTTATGAGCTTGTTAAGCAATTTATAGAACAAAATACATATTTAAGACATAAATATCAATTACCAGATTTTTATAGCAATTTAAATGAAGATATTCAAGTGAGAGAGAAAGTAGGGAATTATGTATTAAGAGACTATCAAATTGAAACAGTTAAAAGAGCATTACAAAGAAAATATGGTGTTATAGCTATAGCTACAGGTGGAGGAAAGAGTTTAATAATTGCATCTATTATTCACCATTTGCAACTGCCTTCAATTATTGTAGTTCCAACAAAAGCTCTATCTGAACAATTTTATTCTCTTTTAAATGAGTTATTCCCTTCTGAAGCAGGTATTGTTAATGGTGAAAGAAAGCAAATTAACAAGTATCTTGTTGGAACCATTCATTCACTTTTAAAATTAGATAAAACAATACTTAAAAAATATCAAGCAATATTTTGGGACGAAGCACATTCAAAACAATCTGATATGTTTATGGAGTTTGAAAAGAGGTTATACAGTGTTGCAGATATAAAGTATGATTTGGGATTTACTGGAACACTTTTTAGAAGATTATTTGGTTTTAAAAAGAAACTTCAATTACTTAATTATAAAATCAATACTCTTGCAACTGTTGGAGATTTTCTATTTCCTAATTATGAAGACTTTGCAACCTATTCTCTTTTTGGGGAACCAATTATAGAAATAACCGCAAAAGATTTATACAAGCGTGGTTATTTAGCTGTCCCTGTTGTGTATTTTGAAGAACTTAAAACAAAAAATAATAAAATTTTGACATTCCAAAATTGGAGAACTTGTTTTAAAAAATTCATTATTAAAAATAGTGTAAGAAATAAAAAGATAATTGATTGGATAATAACTTTTCATATGTATGGATTAAAATCTTTAACATTTTCAATTGAAAAAGAACACATTAAACATCTTGTAGAAATGCTTCCAGCTGAGATAGCAAAAGAGACTTTAGTGGTATTTGGAGCATCACAAGGAATGGAATATAAGTGGGGTAGTTGGAAGAATGTTTATATAGATTACAACAAAGTTAGAGAGATGGTTGAAGATGGAACAATAAAGCATTTATTTGCAAGTCAAGTATTAGATGTAGGTTTTGACATTCCTAGTGTTAATGCACTTATTTTAGGGTTTGCTGGAAAGTCAATTATTAAGATATTCCAAAGAATAGGGAGAGTTTTGAGAAGAACTGATAAAAAGAAAGTTGCATTTATAGTGGATTTTTATGACAATACACATATTTATCTTCAAAGACAATCAGAATATAGAAAGGGTTTGTTTAAGCTTTATGATTATAAAGTTATTTCTGATAAAGAAACATTTTTAAACTTAATTAAACAGCAGGCGGAGCTTTTAAAGGAGGATAATCGTGAGTAAAAATTCATTTCTCAGTAAGGTTTATTCTGAAAATACTCAAAAATTACTTTCTTGTGATAAATATACTTACTCTTTAATAACAATCAAATGTCCAATCAGTTTTTATTACAAATATGTAAAAGGACTTGATTTGAAATCTGAATTCGTCAAAAAAGGTATTAGTTATCATTCTGCAATATCAAAAGTAATTAAGGGTGAAAAACTTGATGTTAATGAGCGTGAGTTTGCGTTTGATGTTTATTTAACAAAACAAGCACTTAGATCAAATTTCAAAATTAATTTTAAAAAAGATTTCCTTTATTCTGAAGAAAAGTTAGAAGCTAAAGCAGGAGATTATCAAATTTACGGCATTTTGGATTTGTTTTATTTTGTAGATAATGCTATTAATGTAATTGATTTTAAGTATGCATATAATTCACCTTATTATAAGAGCAGTTATAAAACACAAGGAATGTTTTATTCGTATCTTCTTTTCAGCAATTTCCAGGATAAAGCTAATTTTGTGTATTTTTACAATTATTACAAATTTTCAAATGAATTTATCAAACTTTATTCTTTCTCTGTATATCAAAAAGATGAAATGGAAAAGCACATAGTTAATGCAATTGATAGTTTTAGAAACTTAATTTTAGATTTTAGTAATTACAAAAATTGTAAAAATAACCAATGTGAATTTTGTATGTATAAAACAATTTGTGAGGTATATAATGCAAAGTAAAGAGAAGCTCATAGAAGAGGTTATGGATAATTATTGTGAAGGGAACAGATTTAATTTTTTATTTCGTTTTGCTGGTAGTTGTGCTATATCTAACATTCCATTGGAAAAAGTTTTGGATTTTTATAACACTTTTTTGAAACAAAAAGATGATGAGGATAGAACTTATCTTATTTATTTAACATATTCTAAATACAATCAAGGTGAGCGTGTTTTAACATTAAAACAAGATTATCCAGAACTGCATGAATATATAAAAGAATTATTTGATATTGATATTCATTCTGAATTTAAGGCTACTGTAAAAAGAATTGAGAATTTGTTTCAAAGACTGGACAAAACAATCACTGAAATTAATGAAGAATTTGATAAGTATTATGAGGATATTGATGTTTTAAATGATTATAACTATGTAAGTTATTTGAAAAAAAGAAATGCGGATATTGAAGATATTCAAAGATTTCAGATTAAGAAAGGCAAGGATAAATTTCAAAATAGAGTTGTATTTTTAATTAAGAATTTATCCAATAAGGTAGTTATGTTGGTGGGAAGAGATATTACAGGTAAAAGCACATTTAGATATTTGAATTTAGGTAAAAGAAGAGGGTTTTTTGCATTAGATTATTTTCATAAATTAAATTCAGATGTTGCAATTTTAACAGAAGGTATATTTGATACTATTTCTGCACATAAATATACAGGACTTCCTTCTTTTGCTATATTATCAAAAATACCTTCACGATATCAACTATTGTATTTATCTAGGTTTAATAAAATTTATTTAGCATTAGATAGTGATGTTAGTTTGAATGAAAAGCAAAGTATAGCAAAGAAGTTGAAAGATTATGGGGTAAATAAGGTATTTATATGTGATATACAAGGAAAAAAAGATGTTAATGAATTGACAGAAAAAGAATTTCTTGGTATAATGAAACAAGCAAAAGAGTATTAATATAAAACATAAAAAGGAGGGAAGTTATGCTTAGCAGAGATATGCAGATTGAATTTCTCAAATTTTTAGTAGAAAATAAAGAAAATAGGGAGCTTGTTTATAAATACTTAAAAAAAGGTGGTTTGGAATTATTTGACAAATTAATTCAAGAGCTTATCAAAGGGATTTTTTATATACACAATAAGTATGATTTTGAGGTTATCAAAAAACCTGTTTTAATAGATTTAATCAAAAATTCAGAAGAGTTTGATTTGTATGTAGATATTATAGATGAGATATATTCAACTCCTCGTATTTTAGATGATGAGGAGCTTTTAAAAGTTATCTTATCTGAATTAAAAAATTTAAAGCTTATAGAATTTATAACAAAAACTGCAAAAGATATTGAAAAAGGAAAGTTTGATTTTAGAAAGATATATAAAGAATTAGAGGAGATAGAACTGTTAAAAATAGAAGGAGATGGATTAACAAATAAAAATGTAGATGAAGCATTTAAAAAGTTGCAAGAAAAGTATGATGAAAGCAAAGGAAATATAATACCAACTCCTTTCAAAAAATTAAACGAGTGTTTATATGGCGGTTTTGGTTCAGGCGAAGTTCATATGCTTATGGGAATGCCAAAAACAGGTAAATCAACATTAGGAGCATTTTTTGGAGCTTATGTGCTTACACAGTTAAATAAATCAGTTATTCATATCACTCTGGAGCTTAAAGAAGAAGATGTATTTATTAAATATGTTTCTGCAATTACAGGCATTCCACAATCATATCTTATCAAAGAAGCTCCTAAAGATATTAGAGATAGAATTAAAAACTTAGTTCCATTTTATATTAAACATTATCCGAATAATACTATAACAACTTTAGATATTTCTATGTATATCAGAAGACTTTTATTTAAAGAAAATCTTGATATTGGGCTCATAATTATTGATTATGATGATTTACTTAATCCAACTAAAGATACAGGAAGTATGTATGAAAATGCAGGAGTTATTTACTCTGATATGATTAAATTGGCTGACAAATTTAATGCTCCAGTTCTTACATTTGCACAACCAAGAAGAGAAGCTTGGAATAAATTAGAACAAGGTAAAATTATGAAAGCAATTGATGTTTCTCATTCTGCAATGAAAATACATAAATGTTGGAGTTTAACATCTATAAATAGATATTCAGCAGATAATTATGTTTTATATCTTGATATGGCAAGAAGAGGAATATCTGGAGTTGAAATACCTTTAAAAGTTGATTTAAGTAGATGTAAATTTGAAGAGTTAGTAGTTGATGATTATGAGTAAAAATAAAAAGTAGGGAGGAAAGTTATGAGAATTCAATATTCTATTGAGGAAGTATGTTCTAAATGTCCTATTACAAAATCATCATCTTTACCTTTAGAGAAAAGATATGTAGCTCCTATTAATTTATCAAAAGCAAAATATATTTTTATATTTGACTGGCTTTATAAAGATGAGATTGAAGTATTAAGAGCATTAGAACAAGAACCAAGATTTAATCTTGTGTATTCTTATCTTTTGCAGATTAAAAATATACCAAAATCCCAAATTGGGCTTATTTATCTTATTTCTTGCAAACAATCAAAGCATTATAAGTTTGAGTTAAAAGAAGAAACTCTTGAGAAACGCATCTCTTTTTGTAAGTGGCATTTGTTTAACAAACTATTTGATTTAGCTCAAGAAAATACAATTTTATTATGTTTTGGAAAATATGTTTGTAAAGCAATTCTTAACCTCTCTGAACCTAAAAATCATATTTTTAAGTATAAATCTTTAGTTTTAGAAAAGAATAAGCAAAAAAAGAAGTTTCTGGCAATTCCTTTAGTTGATCCACGAAAAACACTTATTATTAGAGAATATGCTGATTATTTGAGAAAGGGATTAGAAACTATCTTGAAAATTGAAAATGAACTTCAAGTGCAAGAAGAAGAAATTCCCAAAATACTTTTAAACACAAAAGAGGATATTGTAAAATTCTTGCAAGATATGTTGAAGCAAAATTTTGAGTATATGGTTTTAGATATTGAAACTGGTTCTACTAATTTTACAGATGTGCTTTTAGGTATTTCTCTGTATTTTCCTCATTTAAATAAAGCTTATTATCTCTCTATAAGAAATTTGTCTGAGCTAGAACTGACAGAGATTAAAGAGTTATTTGATAATCTTGTAAAAAATAAAAAGATAATAGGACATAACCTTCCTTTTGATTTTACATTCTTATTTAGGGATAAGTTTATAACACATTATAATTTTGAAGTTATAGATACAAAGGTATTAGCACATTTTGTATATAATAAATCAATTACTGAAAAGCTTGGGTTAAAAGAACTTTGTAAGATTTTGTTTAGAGTGCAAGATTGGGATGAACCACTTAAAAAATTTAAATCTTTTAAGGATATCCCTGAAAACATCTTGTATGAATATGCTTGTTATGATACAATATACACATACAAATTATACAAACACTTAAAAAATGAATTTATTAAAATGTATGAGGGAGGAGCAAAATGTTTGTAAATCCTCTTGGAAAAACAAAAAAGTGGTTGAGACAAAATTTAGACAATAAGAATTTATTTATTTACAATCACTATTCAGATATTGTCAAAATGATAGCAGATTGGCAAGTAAATGGGGTTAAGATAAATGAGCAAAAATTTAATAGACTAAAGAAATTGATTGAACAGAAAATTGTAAAAATTTTAAATGAAATAAATGAGCTTGAGGCAGTAAAGAAATTTAAAAAGAAATATGGTAAAGATTTTAATATTAAATCAACACAACAATTAAATGATTTAGCAAAAATATTGAGAATAAAACCGCTTTACAAAACAAAGTCTGGATTGATTTCATTTTCAACTAAATATTTAGATGAATATATTCAAAAGCACGATGGAGAAGCAAGGAGATTTTTAGAATTACTTAAAGAATTTAGATTTTTTAGCAAAGCATTATTAAGTTATGTAAATAGCATTCCTAAAGAATTAGATGACAATTGGATATTTAGAACTGCATTTAATATATGCGGAACAAAAACAGGGAGATTAAGTTCATATTTCCATACATTAGGTTCTCGTAATGAATTTAATAAAAACTTTAAAAGATTAATTGAAAGTAGGTGGAAGGACGGAGTTATTGTATCAGCTGATTTCTGTCTCACTCCTGATACTCTAGTTTATACAGACAAAGGTTGGAAAGAATTAATAAAAGTTATTCCTGGAGAGGATAAGGTTTTAAATGATAAAGGTGAATGGCTTGATGTTTATTGTATTGTGGATAGAGGATATGGAGATGTTTATGAAATAGAAACAGAAAAGGGATTTAAAATTAAATGCACTTTAAATCACAAATTTATGTGCATTAATAATGAAGGTAAATATGTATTAGCTACTATGGGGGATATTATAGATAATGGTTATTATGTAGCAATGAAATCAATTGATGAGGGAACATTTAAAACTTTAGATGCATTATTTTTTGACAAAATAAAATCTACAAAATATTTAGGAAGACAAAAAGTTTATGATTTATCAGTGTCAGGAAATCATTTATTTATTGCTAATGGATTTGTAGTCAAAAACAGCCAAGCAGAGCCCAGAACAATAGCATCTCTTTCTGGAGATGAAAAATTAATACAAGTATATAAAGATGGAAAAGATATTTATAAAACAATGGCTTCTGTTGTATATAACATTCCTTATGATGAAGTTCCAAAAGATTTGAGAAATAAAATGAAACAACTAGTATTAGCAGTTCTTTACGGAATGTCTTCTAAAACATTTGCACAAAATACAGGTATAGATATAGAAGAAGCTAAAAAGATTTTAAATAAATTTTTTGAAGAATTCAAAGGTGTAGCTAATTGGATACAAAGACAACATGTATCTGTTTTACAAAATAGATATATTAAAACTCCTTTAAAGAGAATAATAAAAATTGCTCCTGAGTTGTTTGTTTCTGATGAAAATAAAGTTAAAAGATATGCACAGAATTTCCCAATACAATCAACTGCTTCTGAAACAATTCTTGTAATTATCAAAGAATTTTGGAGATTTTTAAAGGATTTTGGTTATCAATCAAAAATAGTAGCTTCTGTGCATGATAGTATTATTGTTGATACAAAATTAGATGAACTTTTTGATATCATCTTTTATATGAAATTGTTCTGTGAAAAGTATTATATGAGATATTTTGAAGATTTTATAAAAGCACCTTTTGTTATTGAACAACAAATAGGTGTTTCTTGGGGAAATTCTTTGGAAATTAGTAGTATGGTAATTAATCAAAATGATGCAGAAATAGTTTGTGAAGGATATATTGAAGATTTATTAGCTCTTTTAGAGAGATTATCCTTGAAATATAAGGTAAGTTATGATATAATAGAGGAAGAAGATGTTGAAATAGATGAAGAGATATTGTTAATAAATAACAAACAAAAGATAGGTAAGTATAAAATAAAACTTGAAAGGAGGTAAGTTAAAATGAAAACGTTAGCAGAAAAAAAAGTGTTAGACAAAGGGTATGTAAAACTATTGAGAGCCGATAAGGAAGATGTGATTTTAGAAGTAGCATCTATTTGTTATGGCAAAACAAATCTTCCTGAAAGTAAGAAAACAGAGTTATTAAAAAGATTATATAAAGAACACGCTGGTAATCCCACTTCTTCATTTGAATTTGTTAATTTTACATTTAAAGTTAAATGTCCTATTTTTATAGCTCGTCAGTGGTTCAGACATAGAATAGGTTCATATCAAGAACTTAGTAGAAGATACACAAAAGCTAGTATTGATGATGTATATATTCCTGAAGAATTAGAGGGATTTTTGAAAGATACAGAAGGAAATATTTACTATCATTATGCACATACATTACTTGAAAAAATATTTGATTATTATGAAACACTTTTGCAAAAAGGTTTTAGAAAGGAAATTGCAAGATTTATATTACCTCTTGGACTTTATACCGAATTTTACTGGCAAGTTAATTTAAGAAGTCTTATAAACTTTTTAAAGGTAAGATTTGATAGACATGCTCAAAAGGAAATTAGGGAATATGCAAAAGCTATCTTAGAATTAATTGAACCATATTGTCCCGTTATTATATCTTTACTTAAACAAGATTTGTCAATTAAATAATCAAAAATGTAGGAGGTGTAAAATGGTAGTAGTTGAAATAACAGGTAAGGCAAATGCAGGAAAATCCACATTAGCAAGACAACTTTCAAAGAAATTATCAGATTTAGGATTTTCATCTGCATTTTTGTCTTTTGCACTTCCTTTAAAAACATATTTGAGAAATTATTTAGGAGTCCAAAAAGGAACTAAACCATTAAAACACTATTTAAATTTTTTTGAATTTTTAGCTGAACTGCAAAAAACATTACAAGAATTTTTAGTTAAAAGTGAAACATATATTGATTTAGATGTTATTAACAAATTAATAAATGAATTGAGAGAGGATTTATTAATAGGGTATGAATGCTATTTTAATTTTAAGCAATATAAGCAAGGATTTAGAAAATTAGCACAATTAATAGGAACTGATATTATCAGAAAAATAGATGAAAGCTTTTTTGTGCGTCAAATTGTTCGTCAAATATTTAATTTGAAAAATAGTGTAGATTATGTATTTATTGATGATTTTAGATTTCCTAACGAAGATTTAGAAATAGTTGCAAATTTTACAAAAGATGTATTTAAAGTATATAAAATACGAATTAGCTCTGATGTAGAAGAAACACACAATCATATTTCAGAAATATTGATTGATGATTTGAATGTAAATTTGGAAGTTGTTAGAAAAGGGAACAAATATTCTCCTGATTTAAATGAGATTGTAGGTATTTTAGCAAAATTAAACTTAAGGAGGTAATTATGTTTGAGTATGGAGAAAATTCAATTTTTGACATTCTTACTTTACTTTTGTTAATATTTGTGATAATATTAATTGTTCCTTTAATGGTATTTTGGGCAATTGATGCAATTTTTAATTTTAAAATAATCTACTCACCAAAGACTGTTTTAGCTTTTTGGATTTTATATATCACACTTATGTTTGCATTTAAATCAAATACAAAACAATTTATAATAAATAACTGTAAGGAGGTAGATAGAGATGGTAGAAATTAAGGTAATCAAAAATCTTTCTTGTGTAGGAGATATTAAAAAAGAATTTAATGAAAACACAGATATTTTATTTGTATTTAAAAATGAAAGTCAATTACCAGAATTAGACTTTTATAAACATACTGGGTTTGATTTAAAAACACTGCTCCCTGTAGAACTTAAAGAAGGAGAAACTATACTGGCACAAACAGGTGCAAAATGGGTAGCTCCTCAAGGATATTATTTATCAATTGTTCCTCGTTCTGGTGTTTCTTTAAATACACCTATTAGGCTTGCAAATACTCCTGGAACAGTAGAAGCTTCTTATCGTGGAGATATTTCATTACTCTTACATTTTGAATATGGTTGTATTATTAAGCAAGCTAATTATAAAGGAATTATTTATAGATATTTACCAGATGATAAACGCAAAATGATAATTCCGGCACAATCTAGATTAGCTCAAGCTATTATTCATAAAACAATATTTGCTAAAAATGATATCAAAACTGTTTATTTTGTAATAAATGAAGAATTATACAAAGGATTAGATAAAGTGTTCCCTTCTGAAAGAGGCATAAATGGTTTTGGTTCAACTGGAATAAAATAATAAAGGAGGTGTTTAAAATGAATGATGTTGCAGTACTTTTTGGAAAACAAAAAGTAAATGACAAAATTTTTAATTGGTTTAAAAATTTTGTCAATGTGTTAAAAACTATACAAGAAGAAAATAGATATGCACTTATAAAGGTGCAAAATGAAGAAACAAATGAAGTTATTATATTTTTAGTAGAACCTTGCAAGCGTTGTGGAGTTAGAATAGAATTCCTCAAATCTCATCACTGCAAAAACAAATCATCAAATAAATGCAAGAACTTAGCGATGCTAACAGATAATTTGAGTCTGAATTAGCATATTTTGGCGGGTGTTAAAGCCCGCCAATTAAAATAAAGTGTAGGAGGGAATAGATGGAGAGAAAATTTAACCTAACACCAAATCAACTTAAACAAGCCCTTAAAAATTTCCTTTCTGAAACAACCAATCCCACCTTTAAATCTTTCGCAGAATACTTAAACACATATCCACAACTATTAAGGTATTACCTAAAAAGATTAGGTATTTATGATGAAATCAATCAAAAGTTAAATGATGCAAAAAACAATCAAACACAAATGCCTCAAAAGTCAAATACAGATAAAAAATTAAATCTACCTACTGTTAAAGATGAAAATACGAAAAAAGAACTTGTAGATGCAGAGCTTATAAATGAACTTCAACAAACCAAGCAAGAATATGATAGTTATTTTGCTAGAAAATTTAGAGCTTTTATTGAAAGCTATTTTAATAACAAAAAGAACAAAGCTAAAATAGAACATAAGATTGGATTTATGTGTGATATTCACATAGGACAACATAATGAACAAGCAATTATTTCTGCAGTTGATTACTTGAAAGATAAAAATATTGATACTTTGATTTTAGGTGGAGATATTGCAGATTTTGATAGTATTAGCTATTGGCTCTCTGTTGAAAAATACACACTCAAAGAAGAAATAGAAATGATAAAAGAGTTTCTCTCCTGGTTAAGACAACAATTTCCTAAAACTAAAATTTACTATATAAAAGGCAATCATTCAGAGAGAATAGAGCGATTTTTAATGCAAAATGCTAAGCAACTTTTGGATTTAGATGTCTTGCAAATACCTTACCTTTTTAAATTTCATAAGTTTGATATCATTTGGATTGACAACAAAGAACTACTTCATAAATATAATCAACCTTTTAAAATTGGAAGATTAGCATTTTTACATGGTAATGAAATCAAAACATCTTGGAGTGTAGTTAATGTAGCTAGAACACTCTTTTTAAAAACATTTACAAATATTGTGTTTGGACATTTTCATACAACACAAGAATATGTATTCAGAACATTAAACAATGAAATTTTAGGTGCTTGGAGTGTTGGTTGTCTTTGTTCTCTATTTCCTGAATATCGTCCTGTAAATAATTGGAACAATGGATTTGCATATATTGAAGTTTATACAAACGGAGATTTTGTAGTTGAAAACAAAAAAA